CACCAACCAATGGGGCAGCTATTAGTGGAGTTCTTCTTGTAAATGAAACTTCACGGGTTGGAGTAAATAGTCAATTCCAAGTTAATGGGACTGCCTGGAATTCCTCCTTTACAGACGGAACTAACACGGTAGGTATTTATTTAAATACTGGACAATGTGGGCTCGGTACTTTTAACAATGTGGGATTGAATTTCTTCACAAATAATGGTGGTACTCAATTAACTCTTGCAACTAATAATGGTGTTGCATTTGGAAGTTATGCAAATGCAGGAAATACCCCTCCCGCTGGCGGTGTAATTATTCCTGGAATTTCAGGATTCGGAACATCTGGACCATTTACTTCTACCCAAGCCCACCTTGCCGGCAGTATTACGACTACCACGGGCTTTACATCTTTTCCATTTTCAGCAAGTGCCACAGGTTTATATCTTAACACTTCTGTAGTTCCCGCAACAGGTACAGGTGGGATGGTAGCAGGTATTATCAATTACCCAAGTCTTGGAGTGGCTACAGGTCAAACAATGACCTATGCTTTTGGGACTTATAGTTCAATTACTTTCCCTAGCAATGCGGGTACACTTTCCAATGTGGCGATGCATTATATCGATGATGGGTATGTTAGGTCTGGTAGTTTTGGAAACGTCTATGGACTATATGTAAAAGCTCCAACTTTTGGGACTTATAAAGTAGCAGGATATTTTGATAACCTCGCATTAGGATTTAATGGTTCAAACTTAGGTTCCATTGGTGCTAATGACCTTTTAGTTTTTGGGAATATTGCGTCTGGGACTGCAATTCCAAATGCCAGTGCACAATTGACTCTCGTCAGTGCGACAAAAGGATTTTTGCCACCCACTAACTCCGCTCCAGCTACAAACATTTCTTCACCTGCGACTGGATTACAAGTACACAACACGACACTTATTACCCCACAATTTTTCAATGGTTCAAAGTGGTTATCTTTAGCAGGATTTAATCTTATCGCATCTTCCACAGTAACTAGCGTGGCTAGTGCTTCGTTTGTGTTAAGCAATACAAATTCTTTTGACCAATACCAAACCCTATTTATCTTGATAGAAAACTTTCAACCAGTAGTTAATGGGGACTTTTTATTTTTACAAGTTTCAAATAATAGTGGATCTACTTATTACAGTACTGGATATATCGGCGGCGTAACATCCAATGATGCATCGGCAGGAAATGGCTGGAGTAATATTGCAGCCTCAGTAAATGTAAACCTAGGAGTAACAAGTACTGGTTCAGTACAATTTGGTTACTTATATATGGGTAACTTTAGCACAGCCAGTTCAAACGCAAATTTCACTGGTGTCTTTCACATAAATGGCTCTCAACAATTAGTTTCATCTTTCCAAGCCAGTTCAACCACTGGTTACAATGCATTCAAATTATTATGCAGCACAGGTAATATTGCCAAAATGACAATTGCAATTTATGGAGCATATCACCCATGATAACAACAACTTCTGATGATGACCCACTCATTAATGAGTATTGGGATTTAAATAGAAAATACCCTGATTTTGTCCATGCAGTTCAATTTGACCATGCATCCTCACCTAAGCATGACATGGAGGGTTGCAAAAAGTTTTTCATGTTAAAACTCAATGTGGCACTTGAAAAAGCTCTAAAAGATATTACAGAAAAAATAGAAGCAGCCGAAGAAGATGGGGAAGATGAACTTAGAAAACAGCTTCTCGCGCAAAGAAAACAATTAAAAGCTCTATCAAGCATTGACTTATCTCATGTTGAGACAGTTGATGAATTAATAGCTCTGAAACCTGAACAACTTTTAGAATTTTGGGAGAAATAATATATGACTGTCTCTTACACACAAATGCAAACAATAATTGTCCCAGAAAAAACAGCTTTTGATAATTCGTTGGCAAATGCTAAAGCTGCGCTGGCCGCTGTTATAGCCGCTGGTACTGTTTTATATGGTGACACAGTTTTTGCCGCTGCATTTCCTAACGATATGCCTGGGTTCAAAACTTATTTATTGAATGCCCAATCAGCGATAAATACTTTTATTACTAATTTTCCTGCCGAACCTACACTCGGTAGCTAAATTATGAAAGAAAACAAACCAAAATTAGGAATGGATGTTGCGCAAACGCTAGAAGCCGGCGAAAATTTTGTAAATGGAGTCAAGAATCCGTTGTTTGTTTTGATTTTAATTATTGTTTTGGGAGTAGGATATTTCATCAATAAATTCACTCCCGTTCTTATTGACAAAATTACTGTCCTTTCTTCTAATGTTCAAGATAATACAAGTAAATTAAGTGAGGTCATTTCACTTCTGAAGGACATCAAGGAAAGTCTTAAGTAGGCTTCTTGATTAATTCTAAAAATCAATTAATCTTAATGAAGGCAATTTCGCCAATCTCGAAAGGATTTTTTATGTCAGAACCAGTTGCTCCACAACAGCCACAACAACAAATTCTTACCGCCGAAGAATGTTTGAATGGAATTAAATTTATTCGTCACCATCAACCTTGGTTTGAGCTTCCCACGGTTCATTCTCAAGCTAAAAAAGTTCTCGATTATATTGAAATGTTTATGAACATATATATTAAAACTGAAAATGAAAAAGCTGCGGCTGCTCCGGCACCAGTAGCCCCTATTGTTGAATCCGCTGCGGTCCAAGATGTTCTACCTGTTGAAGCAGCGGCTCCCGTGGTTGAAGCCGTTCCTTCCTAAAGCTCCAGCAAAATTCCTGCCTGAAACTGAGAAAATTTTAAGTCGGTGCTCCCGATTAAATGGACTCCTCCGAAAAGCCGATAGCCGATCAGAGGAGTTATTTTTTGCATTTGAAAAGGATATGAGGTTAAAAATCCCATTTCCCAATTTGGACGGTTTTCGATCGTAGTTTTAGATTCTTGAGAAAGAGTCGACACAGTTGCACTCTCAGTTTTTTTGACATCATTTTGAGCAAGTTGGGTAGAAGTATCGATTTTTTGTCCAGAAATCACTTCATGGATCAAAATACCTTTATTATTAAAGGATTTCTCGACATAACTCGTTTGCTGCCCCGTGGTTGAATCTTTTTGGACCTGGGATACTTCTACAGCCTGCGTTTTTTGTTCTGTTCTCTGAACGGTTTTTGTTTCGACAGTTTTGGAAGAAAACGCGGGAGAAATGATGTGGGAAATCGCCACTCCCAGGATTCCACCGATGAAGAGTCCAGTTTTATTCTTAGAAAAGAATTCATCTAAAAATTCAAGCTGCTTCACTTTCTTCCTTTTCCAATCTCAAATAAAGTTCCGTGATTTTGCATCCCTTATCCCAGGCAGCTTTGCAACGATAATACTGCTCTGAGTTTTTCTTATATTGCTCTTTATTTTCGGGTGTCATATTTTTTAAATTTATAAAATCAAAGTAAAATTCGTCAAATTCTGTTTCGAACATTCAGGTTCCTTTCATAAAAAATGTAATTTCTTTTTCGCGGCGATTTTTAAGACCCTCGCAAGGTTTAAGTTGACCATCGATAGTTTGGTAAATGAATTTTCTAAACGCAACTTGCAAACCAATGAGACTAGATTGTTGAAGTGCCATGCGAATCGAGGAACTAGCTTTTAATTCACTTGCTCCCTCATTGTATACAAATGAGCAAAGGGCTGCATAAATTCGGTCATTAAAAGCATAGGTCCTTTGAAAACTATCAACGACTGGATAAACGTTTTTCTCCATATATTGCTCAAGCCATTCTTGTGCTTGTTCATGGGTGCAGGTGTCACCTTCTTGGATAGGTGTGCCATCTAGATAATGTCGCGCAAGACCAATGGCAATCGTCCAAATTCCGCGAGTATCCTTGTAGGCTACAAGTTCTTCGTTTTCACAAGAGGTGGTCAATTCGAGAGCCCATACTTTTTTTTGTTCCATGTGATTTTTCTCCTTTCTGGTAGAATATCACAAAATTCATTATTTCCAATTTTTAGTGGAATAGTGAATGACGGCAGAAAAAAGGCATGAAAGGAGCAACGTTGGAATGAGTAACGGCCACATAAGACTTAGAAAAAAGTTACAAACAGCATGCCAAAAGCCCTTACACTTCCAGAAAGAGAAATGAATGTACAGGGAAATGAATACCCCACAAAAATAAATGATAGTTAGTTTCATATAATTCTCCTTTCGTGCTTAAAATATTCATCCACTATTTTGCAATCAAAGTATATAGAATCTAAATTATTTTCTCTCAAAGGCAAAATTGAATTAACTAATTCTTCAAATAAATTAATGTCAATTGGTTTGCAATCTCTTTCTGTTATTATTGTTACTACATTAATATAGTCTTGATTAATAATAATATTCTCCTTAATAATGCTCACTTAAATCAGTAATTCGCCCATCATTTACATATCCCACAACTTTAGTTCCATCAGTCAACAGAAACTGTTTTGAAGTTAAATATCCCAGACCAAAGAGTTGCGACTCATGAAAAACTTGTTTAACTGCAAAGAACTGTAGCTGCGGCGCTTCTTTCAGCCGAGGCGTGTTAAAGTATCTGTTTAATCTGCTTTGTGTTGGTTGTATTGTTGTAATCATTTCTCTTTCTCCATCAATAAAATTTCCCATTCTTTTTCCATTGTAAGGTCGTCCGTCTCATATGTAAATCCTTCTTTTTCTCCGTGCTCTATTTCTTCTGTAGTCAGTTTTATGAGCTTTATATTTTGACCCACTGCATATTTTGTTTTACATGAAGGACATTCATAGTGATAAAAGAATCCTGCATCAATATGTCCCTCGAATCCACAATCGCAGTGCAAATCAATACACACGTCAGTTCCTTTCCATTGTATCCATCCACGCGGATTTTTTAATTGAGTATCTCTTTTGAAAATACCATCCCAGTAATCAATCATTTCTTTAGTCCTTTCACCAAAATTTGGATACAAAATGGTATCCAATTAAAAATATATAATAATAAAAACTAAGTTTCATATGAATATATAAAAAACTTGTAGTGCGATAACGTATATCCTTTGCAAATGCTAATTCTAGTGGAATAGAAATCACTAAAAAATATAAGGGTAGTAGCCATAAACGTATGCTCATTTCTTCTCCCTTTTCATCACATCTTTAGCGTTTAAAATTATAGCCAATCCAAACAATATGAAAATGGCCCCTGCGTTAAGTATTTTGTGTTTCATATGTAATCTCCTCTTTTTGTAATGTTCACGGTCCTCTTAGTTTTTTAATTATCAAAATGGGTAACGCAAGTATTATCTTTTCCCAGATAAAAGCATTAAAAGATATTACATAACATAACAAAAATACTGGCCAGAAAATTGCACTTAATGAAGCATAGTCATGTCTATCATTAGGCCATGGAAAATATGTATTTTTATCTTTTCTCCAGCTTATTATGTAAGTTATATGATAACCAATTACATAAACTATTAATGCTATGATGAAGATAGCAATTACACAAATCGTTTTTATATCTTCATGGCTCATTCCTCAAATTCCTTTTCCGAGTCTTCAATTAGTTGTATAAAAATAAGATCTGGGTGTATCTTTTTGAAATCTTCTTTTGACTTATAATATAAATTAGTTGCAAAACATGTTCCGCCGTAGGAAGTACCAATATAAAGTACTAAATACTTTTTAACTTTCTTCTTTACTTCTTCAAATACTTCCCAATCGTCTGAAAGAAGGTCGGCCCTTTCGCCCACCCATTCACCAGGATTAAAACGATGATGAGGCACGTGAACAGCAATTTTCTCTTCAACAATTTCTATATAAGTTTCTTTATCCCAAAATCTTCTACGAATCCTTTTACATTCCCTGAGAAGGGGTAAAGCGTCTTCAAACTTCATCTAAAATTTCCTCCATAACGACCCTCCATTTTGAATATTTTGGCCAGTCACCTATAGACATCGATTTCATTTTTTTAATCCCATCTTCAGTGTATAAAGGGGAAGTTAAATGCCCTACTTGATTTTCTAAGGAATAATATATCTGAGCATGTTCATCTTCGTGCTCTCCCAAATAAGCTTCAAATTCAAATTTACGTGGGTCTTTTGGTAATTCTGGGCCAATGTATTCGATTAAATCCAAAGGATGGTCATGATTGGGACCATAATTCCCATTTTTAGTAAATGCATATTCATAGTTACTTTCTAGATTTACAGCAATGATAGAATATTTTTTATCCTTCTTTGATAAGTAAACTACTTCATAATGTTCACCATTTCTTGCTTTATATATTCCAAATTTATCAATTATCATTTTTCAAACCCTCCAATTTTTCTTTATACCACTCAGGAAATCCTTTCATAATAATTTTAAACATTTTAGGCCATGCCCATTCAAAAAATTGTTGCAGTATTTCTTCTTTGCATTCCTTCAAAATATCCTCATTAATTTCCTTAAACAATAAGCCAATATCTTTAGGAGTATTGGTCAATATACCTTTCTCTTGCAGATGAATAATCCCTTTTTGCCAGCGCGCAGGAGTTTTATATTGTTCAGCAATTAATTGAATTATGTCAGTATTAGACTTATTCTCTTCTTTAAAATTCTTTTTGTGAACTTCTCGAAAGCTGTCTGAAACAAGTTTTCCAACTAAAATCTTCTTTTCGTCGTTAAATTGATTGTAATTTTTGATTACAATTCCTTCAATTTTCTGCCCCCCCAAGATAGATTCTTTTTCTAAGAATTCTTGTAATTCTTGAGCTGAGAAATTGAAAACTCCTTTGCTAAAGACACGGACGCACTCGAGACCCAAGCGTTCAGCTTCTCTTTTCTTCTGCATATTGTTCAGATATTTTCCCTCTTCGTTGGAAATATCGAAAATCATGATGTGATTTTTTGGCACTCGGTCGTAGCACAAAGAATTGTGTCGCGGGCTTTTGAGATATTCACCTCTGTAAATTAATCCTTCTTGAAGCGGGAGCGCCTTAATCACTTCGATAGCTTTGGCAAACATTTTCTCAGGCTGTTCAATATTCAAAGGACCACCTTTAGAACGAACTTGAAGTTGCCCCTCTATGAGTCCAAAAGATAGCTGAGAACCGTCTATTTTCTCTTCTATGAGAACTTCACCCTCAAAGAGCTTCTCTAATTGCCTATGGCCAATATTGTACAAACTGGTATAGCTATTTATTTTCATTATTTCTCCTCATCTATCCAAAGCCCGTACGTATGAGGCCTACCGACTTTTGCAGGACGTGATGGTCCTGATTTATGACCGTCCATATTTATTGTTTCTATTAAAGTGTGGCTTCCTAACTGATGTTTTTCAATGCGATAACTATTACCCCATGGGAAAACTTCTGCACTATGTAAAGCATCTTCATATTTCTCATGAAATGAAATATCTTGTTGGCCTTTATGGTCTGATTGAATTAATACAAAGATTGTCATTTCCATCTTTTACTCCTCTTCCCAATATTTTGAAAGTTTATATTTTTGATAAAACAATTCCCCTAATTCTTTTAATTGTTGTGTATAGTAGTAAAATACATCTATGTCCGGTTTTAATTGAAGGATATGATCTTGATTTTCTAGTATTTCTATTCTTTTAATAAATTCTTCCGAATCTATAAACTCTTTCAAATATCTTTTCTGTGTAAGTGTTAGTTCTCTATTGTGTTTAGGCCTTAAATCCATTGCCCGCTCTCCCAGCACCAATTGAGTTCTTTTTTGACTGTGCGTTTTATTTTGCAGAGTTGGACTGGGTTTTCATCCAAAACATTTCCAGATATAATATAGGCTTGTATAGAACTATAAGTACCTTCTTGTAAAAGTTTTAAATAATCCGAAGAAACAAATAAAGGAACTTCTTCTTCAACCTCAACAATTTTAGGAGGTACTTTATCAATGAGTTTAAAGTTGTGAAAAAACCACTGTGGGCTTTCTAATTCTGGTTCGGATACTATAATTTTATCACATTCATGCATAAATTTAATATTTTCTAAGAAAACTTTATCTTTATAGAAGCAAATAAACTTTTTAAAAAAACTAATTTGTTCATTGTTCAGGCGCCATGCAAACACCATTCCCACTTTTAAATCTTCTGGTTTCATTTCCATTGTCCCATCTCCCAATCCCAATTAAGCTCTTTCTCAAATTTTCTTTTTATTTTGCAGAGCTCAAATTCTTTTTCTTTATCGGCAGGAATACCATTAGGAGTTCTTTTGAAAGCTTGTATATAAGGTTTTACAGAATATTCGGATAAATCATAAACAGGGCAAAATACTTCTACTTCCTCTTCAACCTCAACAATTTTAGGTGGTACTTTGTCGATGAGTCTGCAATGTTTTATAAAATAATCTTTATGTATTGAATCGGCTTTTAGTTGAGGTTCATAAAATTTGTGGTTCCGAGCAACAAAAAAATAATCTAAATAATAAAACAATAACTTGTAATAAATTTCTTTATCCTCAAACACCATACCAACTTTTAAATCTTCTGCTTTGAGAGGTTTATCTGTGCATTCAGAGCATTTAAAAATTAAGTCGCACTCAGGGTAGTAAGCACACCCACATTGTTTTATTTTAGGTGTTCCAATATGTAAGCTCATACCTGCCGATTTTAGAGATTCTTCAAGTGGAAACTCTTTTGAACAAACCCTACAAACATTTTCTTCATGAGAAGGGATATTGAAGTATTGATTACATTTTTTACATTTAGGCCAACCTGCTGAAAACAAAGAAGAGGATTTCTCACACTCGTCACATTCCCCATTGATATTTTGATGTTCACAAAGTCCTTTTTCTCTTAAATCCTCCAAATCCTCCTCGATACACTCCTTACATAAAGCTGGAATCTGCTTATGTTTACAAGGTTCTACCCATTTTTTACCATCATATATTTGGGCTTTAGCATCTTTAGTATTACCACATTGATACCCTCTTGTAGGTTTATCCTCATGTACATCGCCTTCTTCATCTTTGAATGGCTCTATAAGTTCAAAATAAGAATTTGGAAAACCCCAACCGTCTTCGTTGCCTTTATCATCAATTATGAAGAATTCTTGATATTCATAGTTTTTTATTTTAATAATTTTATATATTTTTCCAACAGTTAGGTACCCCCTATGCGGAGGAAGTATGGATCTAACACTATCACCAACTTTAAGTTTCATTATTCTTCCCCATGATGAATAAAATATTTCAAATCTGACGAGTCTAAAATGAATGTTATTTCTGGGAAAGATAGTTCAACCTTTAATGAAAGCCCTATAAATCCTAAAATAGTAATTAAGCCTCCTTTTTCAACCAACCAACCTTCACGACGTACACGACAAGTTTGCTCTAATAAATCTCCTATTTGGTATAGTTTTTCATTCCAAAATAAACTGCCCACATGTTCATATGGAACACATTCTTTTCCATTCATAATAACGGCGCCAGATTTATCTAATTTAAATTTCATTCTTTAATCTCCTTCAACCTTGCAATTTTCTTCTGTAGCATTTCAACTTGAAATACGTAGTTGGATATCACTTCTTCAGTCTCTGCTATTTGTTTAGCTAGTGGTTTAAATCTTATTTTTACGTCATCTATTTCGTGAAAACGAATTGTATCACTAATATAAAATGGTATCGTACCACCGTGTGCAAGCTTATTTTCAATCTCGATGTCACGAATATTAGTGGGGTCGTTGGTTAATTTTACTGCTTCTTGAATAGTTAAATATTTTTTAATCATTTATCTTCCTTCCAACTATCAATAAGCTTATTTATAGAATCATTCTGAGATTTCAAATAATCCTCCCAGCGTTTTCTTTTTTCTTCAGCAGTAAGAAAATAATAATGTTCAATATTTGATTGAATTAATTCGCTGCCTAATTTATCCATTTCAAGATATATTTTTAACCATTTGTCATCTTCTTCTGTATCAATCATTTTTTAATTTCCGATTGTGTTATTGGCCCAGTCATAATCAATCCATCTTTTGGTATATGAGCATAAAGCGTATTTTTTCGAATTTCATACATTTTTAATTCAATTCTATCTATTCTATACTCAAGTCTAAACATTAAGTCAGCATAGAATCCAAACTTATAAAGTGCATATCGCCACCAAGAATCAAATATTTTATTTCTTAGGCGCGCATAATGTCGTTGTCGATTGTAGAGTTTTTCTAGTTCAGTCATTAAAAACTCCCGGATGTAGGGACTATGGAATTTCCCGAGGTTTTTTTGGGTTGTTTATTCTCTTTTTCTTTTATAGGAAATTCTTCATATGAATCATAGAAACGAGTACAAATTATTTGCCACACTTCTGAGTCTCTAAATCCTTCAGCTTCTAAATCTTTTAAAAGGCTATGTAGTTTTTCCCGTCTTTGGATTCTTTGTATTATTTCTAGGTCAGTCATTCTTTCACCTCAAATTTATTTAAAAATGAATCTATGCATTCTTTATAGTTAATCCAAAACTGTCTATTTTCGTCCTGTTCACTTGAATTTTCCAACATAAATTCAAGTGTTAATTTCAATTGGATCAATTTGTTAACAACTGTTTCCTTAGCTAAAAAATATTCCGTTTGAAGTTTTATGAGTTGAAGTATATCTAGTTCGTGGTTCATTTTATTACCTCATCCAATGTGTGTAGGAATACATCATAAAAAATATAAATAATCCTATTAAAATAGGAGGTAACATATATAAAATAGATATACCTAATCCAAATAAAATTATTAAAAATAAAGTTGAAATCGTGCGTATAAAATAAATTAATTCATCCATCTCTCACCTCAAATACAATGCAAACTTGAATAAACCATACAAAAAACAATAAATAATAAGAATTATAAAACAAGTAAAGATAATACATAAAATAGATTCTATTAAAAATCTCAATAATTCCATCTCTCACCTCAAGTGCATCATGGCATAACTGCACACCAAGATTGGAATTGTTATAACTAAAATAAGTGCTACGATTGTGTAATACATGCAAGCGTTACTCATCTTTAACTCCATTTAATAATTTTAACTTATTTTTATTTTTTCTCAGCAGGTCCTCGTGAATGGAAATACGCTCCTTTAAATCATCTATTTCTTCTTTAATCGGTTTAAATCTCCAACGGAAGTCCTGAATAATCCAGAAAGAGTGAGGTTCGAATTCATCAAAATCGCGCCATACAATTTGATTTGTGGGACCTATCCCTTTTTGTATAGTGCGAAAATGATCTTCGTTTTTTAAATATTCTGCGACTTCTAATATGGTAAGTTCCTTAGTCATCTTCTTTTATTTCCTTCATTATTTTTACAAGAATTCCCGTTAACGTTGCAGCACAGTCTGCAAGTTCTTCCAAAGCTTTTTCAGGGTCATACATTTTTGAATTTCGATAGCCGTCTTCTGTCCAGAAAAACAATTCTTCTTCCAATTCCACAATTTCTTGCTCAAGAAGAATCATCAAATATGTTTTGGTTAGTTTTTCAAAGGCTTCTTTGCCAATGTTCTTTGGCTTGTTTAGAGCATAACGCGCCAAATGCCCTAGAATCGTCGTTTCGTAGCAATAACGACTTCGTGGCTCAAGCCGTGTTTCGTCTCCAAGGGCAGCCTCTTGCGCACTCTTTTGAGCAAGGAGCTCATCAATTATCGTCATTCTCTTCTTGTTCTCCGCTTAAGAAAATAAAACCGCCATTGGCAATGGCTTCGTCCCAGTCTAGGTCTCCGTCGTCATTCATTTGGAAGTTCCTCCAGGATTAATTTCCATTTTGAAATTTTTTGATATTGCGAAACATCTTTGCGACTAAGGCAAAATAAACTTAATGTATGACCAAATGCAATTTCAATAGGATCAATTGAATCTCCAAATCTAATTCTATTTTCAGGTTCTTCGCCGAGAAATATCTCATTTAATTCAAATTTTCTGAGAGTAGTCGAATTTTCAAATCGATGGAGTTGCCAGTCGTCACAAAAAATCTCTTCATCTAATAAACTATATTGAAGTAAAATTCCTTCTTTGTTGCTGCATAAAATATTTTCAGTATATGTTATGTAAATATCATCATCCCAACAGCTTCTTTTAAATCGCCGTCCTTCTCGCAATTGAGGCAAAATTTCTTCGAATTTCATTCAACGACCTCCCATTCCTCAAAAATAATGTTGTAAAAGCTTATTTTTTGCACAGGTTTGTCAAAATAATCGAAGACTTTTCCATTTTTGTAAATGTAATAGCCATCCTGATTTTTTGACCGAAACTTGAAACTTTTCTTCATAGAGCAAGTTTTTATCATTTTTAAAATGTCTTCAAAACGTATCATATTATATTAATCCTAACGAAATTTGATAAAAGCGTGACCCTTCAATTACCTTTTTAAATTTAAACCCTTTATTCTCAAAATGTTCGATAATTTCTGGCTCGTTTATTTTTATTTCTACGAGGGTCAAATATTCTCCATCTTTTGCAGAATCTTCTATCATTTTTTCTATCTCTTTTATTTTATTTTTTAAATTTCTGTCGGAATTTATGCGACATATCTTTCTTAATTCTTCCACCGATTTCATTAGTCTAATCTCCACATGTTAAAATATTCACCGCGAATCAAATAACCCACAACTTTCGAGCCATTTGTTAATATGTATTCCCCATTTTTATCCGCTGACCCTACTCTATTTTCCAGCAAAAAAGGACGATTGTGAAAAGAAAAAAATCGATTCTTCTCAACCATCTTTTCTATTTTTCCTTGTTTCAATCTTCGCACGGGAGCCAAATAAGATTTTGGAATCGCTAGCATATATCCTCCTTGGTAAAAATAATCAAGATTTGTAAAATTTGTATCTATCAAATAGCCCACTACTTTTGAATTGGTTCGGCTGGTAATTACCACCACAGATTCGGAATAAAGACTGAGGTGCGGTCCTCTAATTTGGTCGTGGCGTCCTTGATAGTCTGGTGTTAAAAATTCAGTGGTAAATTTTTCTCCCTCACAAGAAATTGGCAGTTTACTTTTAGGAAAAGGTAGAAGCTCATCGGTCTCTCTAATAGATTTTAAACGTCGCGAAGAATGGATAAACATAGGAAATATCTCCTTATTCTGTAATTATAATTACTATCACAACTAAAAACATGTAGCCGATCCAAATGGCAAAAAGTTCCAATGAATTATTTCTCCTTTTCTAAAAGTGAATGGGCAACTATTTTTATTTTTGAGGAAATTTATTTAGATATTCTTGAAAGCGCGGTAATTTTTCTTATTCAGTCCTATGATTCGTCGTTTGAGGTCATAAAACCTTTTCTTTTTCTGGTAATATTTGTACAAAATTCCTATTAAAATCAGGAACAGTAAAAAATATTTCATAATCTCTCCTTAAATTTCACCCACAATCTTAAGGATTTTCTTTTTGTAAGAGTCTTTTTCCTTGGAAAACTGGGCGTTTTTATATTTTATAACATAATCGTAAATTCTCTTAACTAATTTATAATCTGAATTGGCGAGCAAATCAATAGAAAAAATATTCTCGCAGTCAATGATTTTTTTGTAATAAGCTAAATTTCTGCCATTCATCTCGTTTTTTGTCTTGAGTTGATGGCACTTTTTGCAAAGACTTTGTAATTTCGAGCTATCCAGTCTCTCAATTGCAATTTTGAATTCGTCCAGATTTGTTGGCTCAATTGCAATCGGATCAATGTGGTCGCAGGCGACTTCTGATTTAGCAAAAAAATTGTAGCAGTCTGCGCATTGCCATTTTTCTAAACCATCGATATTTTGACGCGCATTTTTCATGCACGCTTTTTTCAATGGACTGCGAAATGACCAATGTTCGCGACAGACTTTGAACATTTGAAAATAGTAGTTTTTCTTGACATAGACGCTGCCATCATTTTTTTTCATGCGCGTCTACTCCAAGCCACTCATAGTATCTTACAAAGATTTGGCCTTGTTCTAAAAATGTAGGTTTAAGTTTCATCTTTTTAATAAAATAGAAATAAACGTTGTTGTATTTTTGGTTACAAAGGGCACAAATATCCTTGAGTGAATACATCCCTTCGGGAAGTTCTTGCAGCCACGCAGGCACCGAGTGCTTGAAGTTTTTCACATTTGAAAGATTGGCTTCCTTGAACTTTTCTTCGTAAAATTCAGCCCCTTTCCAATGATAAATAGATCCCTTGGCAGACGGGCTTTTCTCAACTTCCAAAATATTCAACCGCGCGTACACATTCGAATAATTGAAATTTGATTTCTTCATAAAATTTCTTTTGGATGGAATGTATTGGCACTTTTTGCAAATTTCTTGGAGCGTGTAATCTCCAGGGGGAAGATCTAGTAACCACAACGGCACTTTTTTTCTAAAATTACTTTTCATAAATTTCTTTCCTCGAAAATAAAAATGTTAAGGGTTTGTCCAACCTTTACTTTTTTATTTTTCTCAACATCACCATGTCAGCTTGTTTGCCCGCTCCATCCATTGAGGACAGCCTAACCCATCCGTAGGGGGTGATTAGAGCTTTCGGTGTTTTTTCGCGCCTAGTTGCTCACCTCATTAGATTCTCATGTTTGATTAATTCTGTCAAGTTCTTTAATATCATTTTTAAATCATATCAATTCTATTTTGTTATTGGTAATAAATTCAGGGTTATTAATGAGGCAGTCATTGTACTTTTTGCATGCAAATAGAATCTCTTCGAAAGCTTTTTGAATTCTGCTCTGACTGATTTGCACGGGAAAAACGGTATAGGGTTTTTTACTCGAAACAAAAATTATGAAAAATAAATCACGGCCGCCGGTTGCAAGGAGGTAAAAAGCCGCTTGAAATGCGTATTTCCAGTCATCTATGACGTACGGAAGTTTTGATTTCTTAGTTTCGCCGGTGGTTTTCAAATCTAACAAAAAGCTTTTGCGTGTAGGAAGTAAACCTTCTGCATCAATTTTTGCCTTCATTTGGATATTTTGGAATTCGAAATAGTATTCTTTTTCAAAAGCAGAACAGCATTCGAGGAGAAAAGCCGCGTCCGTGTTTTGTCGAATCTTCTGAGCCATCGCGTGGGCGGTGTCAAATTGCTCCTCATTTAAGAATAAAATGTCTTTTTCGTCTTCGAATGAGAGAAGGTGCATGTAATCTTTTTTAATCTCTTGAAATTCATCAAATTCGTCAGGCGTAATGACATATTTGTCAGCAATAACTGGCTTGGTCTTTTTTCCACGGGGAGCTCGATCTTTATCAAAGACGAAAAAGAAATCGTCTGGTTTTTTTTCTTTGAAGACATAGTTCCACATTTTTCCTAGGCGCGTTGTCATATCCAGTTTCGGAAGCTTCAATAATGTATGCGATAAATGCGGTTCAAGAATCAAGCGGTGTACGGCGGTTCCTAAAATTTGATTCGCGGTGGGAGCAAAAGGTTCTTTCTTCGCAAGTCCAAATGCTTCTTCGGATTCCAGAATGTGCTTGAGGAGAGATTGATTGATAGCGGAGTGTTGAAAATAATCACTCATTTTCTGATTCTCGTATTTGATTGAGGAATTCTGTTTCAAGGGCCGACGTCATTTCGATAGCGCGCACGCGGTCACCAAAAATCTTTTGCATCCGAAGAGCTGCTTTAAAAGGCACATAGCCACGCCGTCGCCACGAATAGATTGTCTGTCGGGAGATACCAAGACTTTCTACAATTTCCTTTGTTCCCAGGTAGGCAATAATTGCGTCTGCCAATTTTATTTGTTCGGTTCTTATGTTCATTTTCTTCAAAACCTCCTATTTGTCTAAATAATAACGCCATCTTACGTTTTTGTAAAGATAGACTATACAAATTTTTGGTGTATAATGCTTAAAAGTACAAATGAATGTGCTTTTTAATAAATTTATGAGGAGATATGAATAATGGTTTTTTACAGACAAGAAAATACCCAAGCCAGTGGCGAAGTTTTACCGGTTGGAACTTATTACACGCAGCTTGTGAAAATCGAAGAAGTTATCAAAGCGTGGGGACGTGGAGCATTTTTTACTTATGAAATCCTCCATCCGTTTGAATTTCGCGGACGTGTTGTTTCTGAAATGATTTGTCTCGAACATGAAAATGTGCAAACTAGAAAAATTGCTGCATGGATTATGGACCAAATTTCAAAAGCTGTTGGACTCGGACCAGAGATTGAAGATGCGAATCAATTGCTTCACAAACCTTTTGTCATCGAAATTGATCATAAGCCCCACTTTAAAAATGCTGGCGAACTGCAAGAGAAAATCAAATATCGCAAAGCTTTGACAGCCGCTGAAAAAGTATTTGTGAATGAACTTGACCATCATTTTAAGAACTATAATAAAAATACCCCCTCCCCCGCCTGGAGCCCTGTTGACGATACCGACATTCCATTTTGAAAAGGTAAAAACTTATGATTTATGAAAAACTTTATGAAATAAGAAAAGAAATGCCCGCAATATTAAAAAGTGCAGTTGTGCGCGGGAACATAAAATATAGAAAACTTGAGGATATTCTCAAAGAAGTACTCCCCCTCCTTGAAAAGTTCAAGGTGCTTTTGCTTCCGAGCGAAGTGAAGTTTTTTACTGTTGGAAAGCTAACTGTTCGTAAGGCCACGACTGGAGAAATTACCGAGTATCAACACGTCTCTTATGTGCAAAAATTCACGTGGGTGGATATCGAAGACGGCACGACTTTGGACACTGAAATCCCTACGGAAGGATGTGACCAAACGAATCAAGCAAAAGCCTGCAAAGGAGCAAATACCACTGCACAACGCACACTTTTTGAAACAACATTTCTTATCCCTGAGTCAGATAATGAACCCCATCGCGACGAAGTTGTTGTTCTCCCGAGTCAACTTAAAAATGTGGAAATTAAACAGACCTACGAAGATTTGCTTTTCAAACCAGACACTCCCGATAAAAAGCAATTCTTTCAAGAGCTCATTTTTAAAGTCATAGAGAAAGAAATTGATCCAAAAGAGACCGAACTAAAAGATAAAACACAGCTTGCCCGTGAACTTTGGAAAGAAGTGATGCAAAAAAAGCCACTTGTGACAGAAGTCGAAGGAGAAATAAAAGCTTGCTTGGGAAAATTGATGTCAGAAGGCGCGAAGAAATCTACGGAATAAAAAACAAATACGAAGCTCTTCTGACAGAACACTTCAAATATCCTATTTCAGTTCAAGTCACAGATTTAAGAAATCAATAATCCCTTTGGTAAGTACAATTTAATAATCGACAATTCTCCAATTTCATTGTTGATATATTTCTTCTCCGGGACTGCGAAAAACTTGTTGGTGTATGGTTTAACAAATGGGTTATTTTTGATAAATGTTGTGCAGCTTATGAAATGTTGCCTATCACTTGTCTGCACTAATTTATAACAATCAACATTTGGTTTTTTATTCTTGTGAAACTTGAAACCAAGTAACATTTTTTCTTGATCAAAAAACAGTTCAACAAAGTATTCGTTGCCCGTTTCTTTGTCTCCTACCGCCTCTCGCACGCAATTTCCGCTAAAAGTAATTTTGAATTTGTCTATCGTAATTCCAAAAGTGCCGCTTCTGCCTCTGCCACCTTCGGCCTGTGAGCGTAGAAATCTGACGAATTTGTAATTTTCCTCAGCTTTTTTTATTTGAACTGTATTGTAAGAAGTCTTGCTATATTTTTGCATGTTTAATTTTCCTTTATTAGTTAAGTGGCCGCGTAGGGTCATTTTGTTTATTCCAAGAATCTATAATTCCGATCGCTTTATTCCATTCTATATCCTCCATTTGATCTTTAGATAGCCGTAGTGAATTTTTAGTAAAAATAAAATCTATGTATGGACTTATAGTCGTATTTATAATATTAATCCATAATAGATTTTTGAAATTTACAAAATACATATTGGAATCAATTTCTATTTTCATTTAATTTTTCTCCCGTGGAATACGATATTCTTTCCCATAAAACTCTTCTTTATAATGAGTTAATTGTTCAACCGGATCATAACCCTCCATTGTATAGCTGCAATTTTCTAAGCTGTTTTTATTTTCGTGTAAAAATATAGTAATTTTCAACTCACATTTATCAACCGAATCAGTTTCAATTGTTGTTGTGCAGCTTCCACGCGTTAAATTTAATTTATACATAAAAACCTCCTTTCTTATAATTAATTAAACACTATAGGGAGCATTAGAAGAATACGAATAACTACACTTCACAAGTTTTTGTCCAAAAAATGTAAATAATATAGTATTTAAAATATAGTTATCCCACTCTGCCAATGAATTTCTTTCTATATCATACCCTAAATATGTTACGATAAAATAGAAACCAACAATAAAATCTCCTGTATTTAAATATTTATCCCACATATTTAGAATAGAAGTATCATATTCATCTAACCGTTCTCTCAATTTTTTTTCATAATTAAATTTATTATCATATGCTTTTTCATCTATTTTTTTAAAAATTTTATATACTCTTAAAATAGAATCTATCGAGGGAATTTGTTGAGGTTTTTTGAATAACCACTCTCCCCATCCAAAATCGACATCATATAAATTAGGAATTTTTTTAGTAGTTCTTACTCTTCCCCATTTATTAACTTTTTTAATTCCATCCCATGTATTAACTTTTTCTACAAATCTAATTGTGCATTCCATAAAAACCTCCTGAAGTTTAAAAATCGGCAGTTCCGCTACTGCACTAAAACCAATGTACCCTCTTTACAAAAACGTGTCAACTATTTTCATAAAAATATTTAGTCAAAAAATAGAACACATAAAATATCTGCAATTTTGCTGGATCTTGGTGTGATTCAATAGTATACTAAAACAGTTTAAGAAAATAGGAGTAACTATGGAACTGAGACAGTATCAAAGTGAATGTATCGAATCTCTCTATAATGACCTCAAGCGCGGTTTTAAGCGTCTGTGTGTCTCTTTGCCTACGGGCAGCGGTAAAAGTCTCGTCATGGCTTCGCTATGCGCTCGGGCAATTGCTAAAAACAAACGTATTCTTGTACTAGCACATCAGTCAGAACTGTTAGAACAGAACGAAAATGAGCTGTTGCAAATTTTGCCACAACTGGATACTGGCATTGTTTGTGCAAAGTTGGACCGCAAAGAGTTTAACAAATCTGTTGTTTTTGCTTCACGCGATTCTCTGGGAAGAAATCCAACAAGTGCAGGACAATTTGATTTGATTTTAATTGATGAGTGTCATCTTCTGAATGTGACAGATATCAAGGAAGATGCAGACGGAAACTACGCGCGCATTCTCAAAGCTCAAAAGCCCACAACTATTATTATCGGTTTGACTGCTACTCCCTTTCGCAAGCGGGAACTCATTTATAATCGCGCCAAAATCAAGGACCGATTTTTCGAGAAATTGTCTTTTCAAATCACGCAAGACGAACTTACGAGACAAGGGCATCTTTCGAGAATGATATTTCCTGAATACGGTCACGAAACTATTATCAATGCGGATAATATCAAAATTGATTCGACTGGAGATTATAATATCCCGGAACTTGAATCAATTTCGATGACTGATTTGGCTATTTATCAATGTTTAGAAAGTTGGAATGAGCATGCAAATGATAGAAAATTATCCTTGTTCTTTTGCTGTTCTATCAAACATGCGGAAGCGGTAATGTTGCATTTGAAAACGCGAGATATCAGTTGTGCGTACATCGATGGAAACACGCCGACCGCTGAACGTGAACAAATAATTGAGAAAGCAAAGGCCGGAAACTACAAAGCTCTTGTTAATGTCAATGTTTTGACAACTGGAGTGAATATAAGAAATATTGACTGCATTGTTTTGCTTCGTGCAACACGTTCTCCATCTTTATTTGTACAAATGATTGGGCGTGGCTCTCGTCTGTCCGCAGATAAAAAGGATTTTCTCGTGCTCGACATGGCTGGAAACTTTGAACGCTTTGGAGATTGTGACAATCCGAATCTCCGTGGAAATGAGAAAAAAGAACGCGCGCTTGCTGGAGTTTCAGAAGAGAAAAAAGGTTCTATTCCAAAAAAAGAATGTCCGCAATGTGCTGAAAAATGTTATGCGTCTCAAACGAAATGCTACGGCTGCGATTTTGTTTTCTTTAATCATTCTTCTGGCCAATTTTACACCGGAGAGTCGCGTGAAGTTTGGAAAAAAGTCAGTAGCATTTCAGTTGCACCACATATTACCAAAGCTGGCGAAAGAGGATGGATGAGAATGGAATTTAGTACGTATGAGAATAAGAGCAATCATAAATACTTTTTGTATGTGTCTCCGTATGATTCTCCTTCGAAGCGCATTTATGATAGACTTCGACCGTTGTTTCCTCCCACATTTTCAGTCTTTGGCTTTAAATTACCAATTGAAATTCTTGTGAAAGAAGGAAAAGGAGCCAGTGATTTTGTAGAAAATGTACGGATGAGTGAGTTTAATCAAATGACTTTGGGCTGAGTCAATTTCTTAGTTATTAGGTAATCATTCAAATCTTTGGCACCTTCCAAATTCGCCTTCTCAATATTCTTAATACCAATCATTTTTGCAGCGTATGCAACGCGCTCTGTTGTTTCATGGCCAATTGGGTCATCATCAAAACACAAGATCAAACGCTCACAGTTTTTAATCATTTCTAAATTGCAAACTAATTCAGCTTTTTTAACGTTGCCTGTACTCAATACTTCAATGTTGTAATTACCGTGGGCAAGTTCCATGCCTGCAAGCATGTCTGGCGCGCCTTCTACAAGCATAATTGTTTTTTTATCCTGTGAGGGAAGAGAATGCTCTTGATAATATTTGTAACCCATCCACCCAAACCCACTTGGCATTCCTACAATTCCCGGCAGTTCTACATCTTTGGGATTTTCTCCTATGAGATTGCGAACTCTCATGCTTGTAATTCCATGCTCATTCCAAATTGGAAAAGCAAGTCCATAGTCATATGAAAACCATTTTATTTCCTGATTCTTATTGAATAAATTAGAATTCATAAACTTAGGAACTTTTTGCTTTACATATTGATGTAATTTCTTTATTTCGCATACGAATAATAAATTATGTTCAGTATAATTTAAAAACAATAATTCAATATTAAATCCACGTCTTTCCATCCATTTATATAAGTCACGTGGAGTCTTTCTATTTTGAATCTTTTTTTGTGTGACATCATTTAGAAATTCTTCAATATGTTGTAAGCATTTAAGTCGCGTTACAAAGTTTTCATTCTCCATGCACTTTTCAAAATTAACATTTTGAAATTGCATATTTGCAGCTTCTGAGGAAATGAATTTCCCGTTTGATAAATATTCCAATGATTCTTTAAAATTAAATTGTTTTATGTGCCTTAGAAAATCAATTGCATCTGCATTTTTTCCACATCCAAAACAATGGAATTTATTTTTGTGCACTTGAAGACTAGGAGTTTTATCCAAATGCCACACGCACGACATTTTACTATGACTCGTCAGAGCGTAACCTAATTTTGCCACCAGTTCTAAACAGTCCACTTTTTCTAATATTTCTCTAACATTTTCCTTTTCCCATCTTATTTTTAGCTGCATAATTTGTCCCCTCTTGCTTTTATTATTATCGTACTCTATATTTTATGTAGGGTTTGTCCCCTGGTCACGTGGCTCCATACACGTGGCTTTTTTCATATCATTTCTCTTTGTTCATGGCGCGGATTCAATAAGTATTTACCTTCTCTAGATTTGATAATGTAATTGTTTTGCAAAAGTAAATCTAATGCAGGACTATATGTTTTCTTAATTCTAAGATTGATGTTTTTGTTCTTTGTCAATCTCTTCGTAAGATTATTATCAAAGCTAAATATATTTCCATCTGTTATTTTCTTTAAATCTTCAAAAAGAATAATCGCAGCGGCTGCTTGGTCATCCACATTTTTTATTCCCATGACGATAAAATGTTCTTGCAGAAAAAACTTAGAAAGCTCAATCGCGCCTTCCATACATTTTTCGCTGATATTTTCACCCTCGTTTTTTCCTTCGAAAATGTGAAAGTTCGCCGCGATTCGTGCACAGATATTACCTATTTTTGAAGCGAACTCATGAATACTGCGATACTTGCCACCAATTTTTAATTCAATCTCGATAGAATTGTAAAAAGATAGCCATAATTTGTAAGCTTCAGGTGTAAAAGAAATTTCAGGGGGCTCAAGTTCGTTTGTAATTTTCATTTTGTCTCCTATTCTGATTTTTTTAAGTGGCAGCTCTTTTTGAAGAAGCGAAAATATGCGCTTATTAAACATATCTATCGCGGGAGTTTCACACGAAAATGGTTGACTTTCTGAGATTAATCGTGTGCCTTTTCTCTCTCGCGGTCGACAAGCTAAAATACGAGCAGTGAATCCAAGCGCTTTGATTAATTCGTTATTTTTCATCATTTTTTCCCACACATTGGGCTGAATTTGGATAAAAAAGTTGAATCGTTTGTCTTTGATTGTGACTTTTCCCGTTCCAACGCGCGTGAGATATATTCCTTCATTATCAAAAAGTCCGTTCAAAATCGCCATGAGCTCTGTGCCATTTTTCTTAAAAAAATCAGTCAGAAAAAGAGATGCACCTTCATTTGTTTTTATCGAGAGAATTGGTTTGCCGTTGGATTTTAATAATTGCTTGAGCGAGGGAATGTTGAAATCTGAAACAAAAAGCATGGTGTCAGCGGGTTGAACAGGACAGACGGCTGTGAGCTCTGAAAGTTTTTGTAAATAATCTTCCCCGCTCGACTGATCAAACTTGATATTTATTTTCTCTAATTGTTTTACTTTCTTATTCCAAAGCGCAAATTCATTTTGATAATTCTCCAAGTTCTTGGATTCTTCATTTTGTAAAATCTCTTGGAATTGATGAATCGGTTTGGTGAACACTGCGTCCACTCGGCTCTTTCGCTCGCCCGAATCACAGACGTTCAAAAGGAAAAGTGAGATGGGTGAGGAATTATGGCCCGTAAAAACGTTTGCGTGGCCCATGGCTGCAAAATTTAGGCAGTGGAGTGCACTCATGAGGCACATCTCCCGGCTTGTGTCTGTGACCGATTGTGCTTCTTCAATGGCCTCGGAAAGCGAGATAGGGAGCAACTCAAGGCACTTGCGTGAGAGAGTAGTGATATCTCGGTCATATTCGAGACGCACGATGCTCGGATATTCGGAGTCTTCGACTGATTCCGTGGAGATGAACGAGGACAACGCGATTATATTTTCATTTTTCTCAACAAGCGACAAATTTACAGTCATATAAAAGTTTCTCGGGGTGAATAGTAAAATTATCTTATTGAAAATTAGAAATAAAATCAAATTTGCGGCGTCATAAATTTGTGATTTCATTGGTTTTTTAGGCATTGCTTAGGAGGTGAGAGCTTGGGAGAGAAGAGTTTTGCGTTTATTTTAGAATTCCATTGTTTTTTTATATTGATTTCCATTATTGGGAAATGTGAAATCCTCTTTACGTTTTTATATCAAATAAGCACAAAAATGATGCAAATTTTAGAACGCAAAAAAGTAGCCGCAAGGTTTTTTCTTAGGAAATCGCAAAAAAAACGCAAAAACGCAAGGGCACGCAAACGCTTGCGGACAAATTATGTCGCGTTAAATAAGGATTATAATGAATTAAACGCAAAAACGCAAAAAATCATGTAGATATCAATTTCTGCGTGGAGCAAAAACGCATCCCTATATATAATATTTTTATAATATATATATATATATATATATAAATACATAAAAGTCATAAACCATTTGTCATTTTCTCAATCCTTTCTCTGGCTTTTTTATTATTCATTTATAGGAATTTTTTGCGTTTTTGCGGCTAAGTGGTTTTTGTCCTGTAAATATGCGGATATCTTTAGCCGCAGGCACTTGCGGTGGCTTGCGTTCTTGCGTTTTTTTTTGCGTGCGGGGGAAAAAGGCCTGTGAGATGGGGAAATTGAGATTTCTTGCTTTTTTGCTTCTGAGGAGATTGTTTGTTTATTTCACGCGCAAACTTTAAAAGCAGGAGTTTGCTTTCGTTTGCTTTTTTTGCTTTTTTAAGGAGGGTCGGTGGAAAACCAAGAATTTTCACTCTCTGCGGCTTGTTCGAAATAGTTTGCTTCTGCGATTTGCAACGATTGCTCGTCGAGAGTCGGATACATGATGTCCGTGGGATTCGATGTGTGCGCTAAATGATACGCACAATGTCCAAGTTCATGAAGAAAGACAAGATAGGCATAGTCTTGGTTCGCGCGCGGGACTTTGACGTCCGGATTGATACGAATTGTTTTATAAAAATCACTGAATATCTTTGGAGAAATAATATATGGGTGATTGTAGGCGCATGTGCCCTCGCGCCCGGGGGGCATGTTTGAATCGAATGTGATTTGCGTGATTTCTGCAAAACCGCCTGTAGTGAGTCCTGCCATCTGTGCATCAAGCGCAAATCTTTTTATCAGGGGAATGAAATAGGGGTCAATGTCGTGTGGCACTTGCCCGCAACTAACCAATAATAATGATGAAATAATTACCAATTCTTTTAAGCGGTTGTACATATCTTTCTCTCCCAGTTCAATCGATAACATATACAAAGTGATAATTTATACTATTGAATATCTAGAGAAAAGGAATTTGATATCAATTATTATCGTCAATTATTTGATTATCATACAAATTGTTGATGTTGACAATCGAACTGAACGCGTTATAATAAAATATCTGCTAGTTTCCTACCTTTTTTTTAAGCCTATCACATTTCTGCTTTTTTACCTACCTGGGCGCAATGCCCTTTTTTTTATATCAATAGCTTTTTCTTATAGTTGGCTTTTAGCTGTTTTTACATTATGGCTGTGAAAGTTTACATTCTTAGTATATTAGTACACGATATGCAGTTTATAGATGAAATGGGTAGATATTTTTAGCTTACCCGATAAACTAAGCTTATCGATTTCGTGATATCGATAACTTTTGCTTATAGGTCGTGCCATTGCGGATAGGCATAATCGAGGCATTTATGAGGCACATAAGCGTACTTATGTGTCATTTGTCATGTCATAGTAGTACAAAGATACCAAACATGAGCACCCCAAATCTAGTTTATATCATTTTTAAAATACTGATTGCCCCCCTGACAAAATTTTTTCTTTCTTGACTTCCTGTTCTATTCTCACTAAACTTCAACAGTTTGATTATCCATGACTGAGCCCACAGCAATGTGAGGGAGGAGTCTGGAGTGAGACCCGGTTTAAAGTTGAACAGCAACTATAAGAATTCCAAATACTCTTGCTGGAGTGAGAACGGGAATTCCACGAAGGTTCGAATCCTTCTGGATAATCAAACGAACGAGATGGATGGATACTCGTAAAAAGCTCCAGTATTGGGGATAGAAGACCTTGGCCCATAACTCTCAATTCACGGCCTAAACTATTTAGCGAGATGATTGGTTAAGAACCCACTGCGGACGAGTAAAGAGCTAAGCGATGACTCCGCACTGTAGCTTCTGCCGGCTCATTCCTGGCAAATAAAAAAAAAGATGTGACACCTGGAAAGACAGGGCCATCCTCCCTTGATAATTATCAATGATGTAAAACTTAGAAGGTGAAATTATCCGCGATATGGTAGTGTTAGCTGCGATCGACAGACTCGAAAGAGATATTGACAATAGCCATGGGCACTCTGGGAAGACAGAGATTTTAATAGTTTTTGAAACGGTTCGAGGCGAACGCGTGGATAGTATCGACGAGACTTAGGGTTCAATTCCCTTTTTCAAAAGTAATAACTTTTATTCGCTACTGTACCGAGTGTGCAGATAGATAGCCCCACGTTTTGCCTGGGGCTTTTTTATTTTGAAAAAAAGAATAACTCTTTTTCGTACATCATTTTCTCAAAGTCACGAATAGCCTCACGGGCTTCTTGCATCCTCTCAACAGACATCCAACGATTATTTTCATAATCCCTCCCTTTCCAATCAGTTTTATAATCAAAATATGGTTTTCCTTCTGTGTCATATAATTTTTCTAATTTTGATTTCTCAAACTTTTTAAAATCCAAGGATAATTTTGGAAATGGTAATGTTTCATAACAAGCTTTGAGTGCAGATTGCATCACAATATCATCTCCCTTGCGACCTATAAAAAACTTTGATACCTTGATTGAGCGCGGGTTTGTGCATGTCACTATGTCGCGCAACATTTTCCTCTTTCACGCCATACATAAAAAATTTTACCTCTCGCATTTCCACTTCTCCAAGGTATAAAAAACTTTTATATCTATTTTCTCTTGACTGTTTTACGAGAATAGAATACCTTGCAAAGGTCATAAACCTCATAGTAAATGACAACTTCCTGAAGAAGAAATGTGTGTCCACTTTTCCGCAAGATGAAGTGGACACACATTTTTCTTTTCACAAGCTAAATCGATGGCCATGTAGCCGTATGATATCCACATATTCTTGTTTCACATCGGGCATATAGATTTCCAAATCATAATTGGGCGTACCATTTACATGCTTTATTTTGCAGAACTTGGGCGAAATCTGCATGAGGTGAAATCTCAGACGGTTGTACGTGAGTGAAAATTTCTCATGCGTCTTCTTTTTATCAAGAATTAACCGCAGAATTTTCATAGGAATGCGAAGGGTATACGGGCCACCCGCGCGGGGAAGAATAAAAGCAGTTAGTGGCATGTAATCTATAAAAGGTAAGCCAATGGTTTCCTTTATCTCATCAGAAAATTCTTCATGACGAATGGGCTTTTTATTTTCCATATCAAAGTCATTGACGATATTGAAGAACAACTTGAATAGCTCTTTGACTTCTAGGCTGCGGGAAGCAAGAAGGACTTCTAATTTCTCGTAGGTATCTTCCACTTGATTAACGTCAGAAGTGTCCTCATTTTTAGATAATATCCAAAGAAGAATACCGACAAACTGATTTTTAAATAGAGGATTTTCACGAAGGTTTTGAATCTCCTCGGCAGAAAAAATAGTATTGAGCGGCGTATCTGTAATTTTAACAATTTTGAAGCGTCGGTCCTCAGTTGTCAGCGCTCCCATGTTCTCGCGAGTGTTCGAGGACCAAACCAAGTTTGCAAAGTTCCGCGAAGTTGCTTCAGACTCCCATTTACCACCTCTATCGATAGCTATTAAATCATTGGTAAATCGCTTTAATATGTTATAATGCTCCGTTTTATTCATTACCATTTCATCAAGATAGATGAGTGTGGATTGATGGGACACGCCTTGGTGCAAATTTTCAATGCGCGCGGCAAGATTGAAATTCTCAGCTCCATGGTAAAAAGCTAAAAAGTCGTGCACAAAGATGGTCTTTCCGATGCCCGGATGTCCGATGAGGGTCAGATAAGTTTGAAGATTTTGACAAGAAGAATACGCGCACCACTTCAAAATCTGCATCACATTTTCTTTAGAAACGAAAAGGTGTTCTAGGAAATTTCTAAGGAGTGGATCAGCTTCTTCATAGGTCATGGGAAACATTTTTGAATGGTCCGGGCGCACATATGTGTTTAAAAAGCAATGATTATTTTCAGAAAACCACCACAATCTTTCATCACGCGGGTTGTAAACTGGGACCGCGTGCATGATGTCATCTTTAAAAATATCCCACCAATTTTTACCCTTATGTTGAAACTTCGAAAGGGCTTCTTCATAAAAGTTCAAGGAAAAATATCCAGGAAGCAATCTGCCCTTTGCGACGATTTTCACAAGCAATTTGTTTGAGGTTTTTTCAAGACGAAATGCGCGATGTTCTAAGAGTTCAAGTGCTTCATTTTTAGCTTTTAATAAACCATTTTCTTTTTCTTTAAGAATAGTTTCCAATTTATCTTCTGAATTATCGCTTTCTGCGATGAGTTCCCAAAGTGCAAAGGTATAATCTTCCAAGGAATATTTGTCAAAATCACTGAAAAGGGAGTCAAATCTAATTTTTAAATTGTTAATTATGGCAGGTTCGACGTACAAATCTGGAGTAATTTTGACACCTTCATAAGCTAGATATTGTTTAATTTTGGCTTTTAAGCTGTTCATTGTTCCATGGTCCTTCTATTTTTTCCGGGCGGCAATTGTCTTCCCAGGCCAAAAGATTGCGGTTGTCCCAGTGTGCGGGCAAGAAGTGGATTGCTCATGGTGGTCACGTAGCTGATGTCCGCGAGTGTGCGGTGGTTCATATAGTATAGAATTCCTATAACTGTTGCATCAACCAAGTCATCTTTGCGCCCTTTTTGTCCAGTGAAGTTAACCAATTGATTCACGTAGTTGTCAATATCTGGGCGCATATGACGAGAGGGGATGAAGTATTTTCCGGAAATGAGTTCCGGCACGATAAGACTTGCGCGCTCGAATTTGGACTTTGATCCAGGATTGAACTCAGTCACTCGGTAGAATCCCGAGATTTTCAAGTCAGACGTGAGTGCAGGCCCAACGGCAGTTTGTTCGATGACGACTTGCCAGTGGTGTGGATATTTTCTAAGAATGCGGCGCGTTTCAAGTTTTAGAAAGTTGTAATCCTTTGAATGCGCGACAAAATCAAGAAGGTAAATATTCCCACCGCGTCCAAGTCCCATGACGAGAATTGCGAAATTATCTGAAACTCCAGTGGTATTGCTTTTGCCTTCTTTCAAATTGGGGTCAATTGAAACTACGATATGTGTGATATTTTCGGGCAAAGTTGAATAGTGTTGGAAATAATCTCTTTGAAATAACTGACCGTATTTGTTCATAGGATTTTGCTGATAAAGAGATTCGAAGCCAACGGGGTCTAGGATTTTTTGTTGATGATATTCTGCTTCATAAAGTGGCCAGAGTGGTTGACCGACTTTGCGAGGGTCCGCAGGGTGCGAAGGCTTATCTTCCGTTTTTACGGCCTCAAAGGAGAGGATTTCCCAGTCGTACCAAGGAATTCCTAGTTTTTCAAACTGTTCAATCTCATAGGATCTTTCCTTTTGAATTCTCTGAAGCCGTCCGCAAATATCGTCATCATGCCAGCGCGTGAAGAAAACGATAATGTGGGAAACTCCACCAATTGTCATTTTATCCACGCGCGTACAAAACACTTTCATAAACCAGTTCCAAATATTTTCACGTACTTTTTCGGACTGTGCTTCTGCGTAGCCTTTGTACAAGTCGTCCGCAATTCCCACGTGGAACGGGTGACCAGTAAGGATGTCGCCCATTCCAACCGTGCGTAAACCTCCTCGGTCCGAGTAAACATTTGAAAGCACGTTTGCCGTATCTTTTTTGTTTTTTCTCAAACTTTTGTCGATAACCGAAATATCTTCAAAGGAAGTCTTGGCCTTTGCGCCTGGAAAAAGTGACTGATAGCGGTCGGACGTGATGATTTTTCGCATGGCACTTAGCTCGTCCACTGCTTTCGAGTTCACATTTGTCGCGTACACTATAGACTTATTAGGGAATCTACCGAAAAGGTATGTTGAAAGAAGTTGGCCTGCAAGCAACGTTTTGCAATGGCGGGGCGGCATTTCAATCATGACGCGTCTGGAAATTGGCGAGGCAATTACATTGTCGATTTTTTCCATGACAACATGGTGAAACCACTGCCAAGGAATTGGATAATCCATCGACTTGACGTAGTTCCCATAGGTTCTTATCTGCTCAAAAGAAAGAAGTTGCGTGAATTCATTTCTCTCGTGCGGGGTGATAATTCTTTGGTCTATTTTTCCTTTTAATTCTAAGAGACGATCTGAAGAATAATTCTTGAAAAGTTCTTCTCTTTTAATGATATCTCTTGGAATATCTATGATGGACATTTTTTTATATTCCTAAAAGTCTAAAGTCGTTGAGTAAATCTTCACTTTTCTTGATTAATTTCTTCTTATCATCATCCTTTAAAGACGAGTAAATGTCGTTACGAATAGGAGAAATAACGACTTTCATAAGTGTGTCAATGCGAGACTTAATTACCGTGGCGAATTCTTTTTGATTATTATTAAGTGCAGTAAGCAAACTTTCTTCCCAAAATAATAATTCTAAACATGGTGCCATTTCAACAGCCTCTTTAAAATCGTAATATTCATTATACCAGTGCGAAATAATCGCAGGTGTCACACCGATGTGAGCACAATACGTCTCAAGAGATTTTCCCTCGCGACAATGATTTTTTAAATCGATGGCGTGATTTGGGGAGTATTCTTTCATTTTGCTTCCTTATTTGTTTTTTTTTGATAGACTAATTTCAGAACATAAAACCTAATTTGACTATACATTATTTTTTTAAATTTGTTTAGTCAAACTTTAAAAAGGAATATTAACACATGGCATCAACAGCAGTTTTTAACGCAATTATAGCGAGCATTCCCAGTACCGCTGCGGCAGGTAGCACCCAATTTACAGTGGGTGGGAAATCTTTTTCAGTCAATATTAACATCGCGACTGGAACTCCAACCGGAACTTTAACAGCAAAAATGTTGAACACCGCTCTCGATACAGTTTCCGCCGTGGCATCTTCCATCACAATTCCTGTGAACGCCGGATTGTTTTTAAACGGAAGTTCTACCTTCACTTGGAGTAGCGGGGCGTCTCAACCTGCCGTTCTTGTCGATTTAATCTGGACACCATCGGGTACGCCAGCGGGATCGATAACTGTTGCAGGAACTTCTAAATAAGGAGTGAGAGCTAATGCCACTTGATTCTTCCGGTTCAAAAGAAGCACGAGAAAAAAATATTAAAACGGAAATTGCGCACGGCAAAGATCCAAAACAAGCAGTTGCAATTGGTTATTCAAAGCAACGAGAAAACAAAAAAAAGGAGATTAAAATGGGTGACGGCGGCATGGCAGAAGAAATGTTTAAAAAGGGTGTGCATCACAAAGAAATTCCAAAGGAACATCTTGCAAAACCAAAACACGCACATCACGGACATCATGAAGGAAAAAACGATTTCAAAATGATGGCTAAAAATATGCCTAAACTTGGCGCGGTTCCATGCGGTAAAGAAATGAAACCGAAAATGGGAAAAAAGAAATAATTCCATATGGCAACTCTGTACACATTTCAAAATATTATGATTGCGATTGCTTCCTCGAGCGTCACAAGCACAAGTAACACGTCTGTCTATATTACGCGGCAGACCTATGCAAACTTGGTCGCAAATTCTAGCGGCCAACTTCCATTTTTAGTTCTGCCAATTATCAGCGTGAACACCATCGATTTTGCTTTCAATCTTTATAATTATGCCTCGTGTTCTTTCCCTTTTGTTGCAACAGATTTTACGACAGCAACTGACTGGCTTGTCTACACCCTTCCTTCATAGGTGAAACATTATGGCCGTCATTGACAATCGAAAAATAGAAAAAGATGAACCGGATTTAAACCAATTTATCGACAGACAAAATAACATATTGAATGAGTTTTTGAATGTCTACGAAAAAGATAACGAGCCTTCTTTTGAAGAAGTTCGCGGAACATCGATCCCGTATGTTTACAACATGCTTGGGAGTTGGCTGCTTAATCCTTCCACTGTATCTATCAGCACTTTCCAACGCATTGCTTACATTGACTCTGTTATTTCTTCAAGTTTGGAATATAATACAGCCATCATTTCCAATACGGTTGGCGACTATTACCACGAAAATAAAGAAATTCAGAAATTTGTTAGGAAGGCTTTTGACTTACTTGACGAAGGGAAGTCAGGATTAATTCGTGACATGCTCACTTCAATGTGGGCGGGATTCTACGTGGGCGAAAAAGAATATAGCCGCCCGAGCGAATACATTGACGGGAAGGTTTGGATAAAAAGCGTTGTTGCTTATCCTCCGACGTCTGTAATTTTCAGAACGAATCGCGCGGGACAGCTCGACGATTTTATCTATCAATACGTTTATTTTGCTCAAAACCCTGGCATTCAAAATTCGCTTTCCTATCTGCTTCCAGGCTACGGATTTGGCGGTGAGTTTGGTAATCAAAATCTAGGATATAACCAAGGGGCTCCCGACGGACTTTCATTTATCGGGGATGCAGATTACCCAATTCGCACGACTCAACTTCAAACCGTGGGCATGATTCCAGTTCCTCGCAAAAAAGTAATTCACTATGTGCGCAAGGGGCAAGATGGGTTTTTAAATCCATACGGGCGTTCCATGCTCAGAAGTGCGTATAATTTCTACATTCTTAAGTCTGCTTTTTTGCAGTTCCTAGCGGTCGTGGGAGATAGAAAGTCCACGCCTTTGTTGATTGGCTACGCGGATCCTGCATCCATGACAACGTATTCACAAACGAGCGTTCAGAATCCTGACCCTGCGGTGAATTCTCCAAACATGGCACAGACTGCTATTTCAGCTCTGACACTGGCCCTATCCCGTCTTCGCGGCGATTCAGCGCTTTTGCTTCCTGGCATGAAGGGAACTGCTTTTGATTTTCAAGTAGCGGACATTGGCGCGGACCTTAGAATTTTCACGGACACTCTAAGATACTGCGATGATTCGATGCAACAGGCTCTTTTGATTCCTGCGTCCATGTTTTCAGGGGGTACAGGACAAAGCTACGCTCTCGGAACGTCTCAAAATTCAATTCACAACAAGCTTTTATCTTCTATACGAAATTCAGTTTGTAGAACGATAATCAAAGATTTTGTTTCTGATCTTGTTCGTTTCAATTTCCCCCAACGTGCGCACAACAACACCATGGGATATTTTGAGGCAGAACTTTTAAACACCGAAGACAAAACAAATGTCGTTAAACAATATGAGGCCATGAGAGCTTGCGGCCTGACCGGTCCAACGATCATCAACGACATTAACAAATATCGTCAGCTCGTTGGAGACTCTGAACTCTCCGAAAAAGAAATCAAAGAACTTCAAAAAGAACTTGAAAAAATGAATATGAAACCTAAAGACACCACGGGAAAAACAGATGTGAAATCCACAGATTCACATTACAAAAAACAAAACAACCTCCCTAAAGGAGGATCATCCTCATGATTCAACTCTCCGTTCCTAATTCAGAAATCACAAGTCTTGATGAAAAAAAAGAAGATGAGATCGATGTCAAAGTTCTCGTTCTTTATCCGTTTTTTGTCGAAGCCGACGCCAACGGAAATTCTTTTGACATTAAAGATAAAGATGTGCGCGCCATTTTTAAACAACACAATACAGAAGTACGGTCGCTTTGGAATCGCGTCACACGCATGGGTAGAACAATTCCTCTCAAAGATGTTGAAGCAATTCCAAATCAAAAGGATCATCAACAAACAGTCGATAATACTGTGGGTCATGTTGTTGGTGAATATGAACTTCTTGAAGGAGAAGGAGGTCCTTATCTTTTTGCAAATTTGCGAGTCAAAGGAAAAGAAAATGTTGAAAAAGTCAAAAAAAGACTTTGGTCAAAAGTTTCTATTGGATTTGATCCAAAAACTCATAAGTCCTACGAGATTTCTTGGGTTGTAAATGGAGCCATTCCAAATGCTCAAAATATTTCCTTTAGCGCAGAACAAAAAATATCGACCATGGTGAGAGAGAATTCTTACTCTCAAGCAAACCTTGTTCAACTCCGCTCAGTACTTCTATCTAGATATCAAAATAATTTAGAGATAATAAATAATAAAGAAATTGACTACGAAATTGAAAAAATGTTGATTAATTTACAAATCAATAGCAAGATATTACCAGTACAAGTCGAAAGAGTCAGACAAGATTTAAAAAATATTCCAGACAAGGGATCGCGTCTTGCTGCATTCAATCTACTGAATGAAAACATGGTGAATGTTATTGATTACAAGGTTTTAGCTAAGAACAACATCGCCATCGACATCAAGGAGAGTATGAACATGTCAAACAAAAATACTGAGAAAATAGATACCGGTTTAATTGCGCTCGCGGCTGCCCTGAAAAAGGGAAAAAAAGAAATGGAGAAGCACGAGCCAAAAGATAATAACGAAGATGAAAAGAACAGAATTGAAAAGCAAATTAAAAAAGACGATGAAAAGGCTATGAAGTTTAAAAAGAAAGATAAAGAACATGCCATGAAACTCGCGGAATCTGGCGACATGGAAGAAATGGGAAAATATCTTTCTGCTTTTTGTTCTGAAGAAGAAATTGAAGATGAAGACGAAGACGCTAAGAAAAAAGAAGAAAAAGAAAAAGCTAAATTTTCTGACAGCATTCAAAAAATCAAAGACGAGACTTCTCAGTTGAAAAAGCAAAACGATGAAATTGCCGTTCAGCTTGGAATTTTGTCAAAGAACAATGAAGAAACTCGCGCTTTGTTTAACAAAATCATCAATTACGTTGAGAAATAACGAAAGGAAATAACTCATGGCTATCGGACCTTCAGTCAATACCAACATACGATCAATTGCTTTTCCCGTTGTCACCACAGATTCGAGCCCAATTTATACAATGGCTCCTTTGGCTGCGTCTACGGGCGGAGTTGTTTATCAATCCGGTACTTTGCTTGCGCAATATACCGCCGGCCCAAGCATCGGACTTTTTGTCAACTACGATTCTGTTTCTGGAACGAACGGACAAAATGTTTTCGTAGGCGTTTTGTATGATGATTTAATCGTCAACGGAACCACAGTCACAGGACAAGTTCAAATTATTGTCCAATTGACAAAAGGAGCATTTTACAAATCTGCTCTTCAATACACACAAATTGCAGATGTTGCCGCTGCTATTACACAACGTAACGCCAAAACAGTTTTTGACTATAATTCTGCCGGTCAATACTTAATCTATGGACTATAAAGAAAGGAATTTAACACATGTCTGCTACTCTTTCTAAAAACTTAGTCTATGGACTAAAGGACGATCCGTCAGTAAAAATCAAAACCTCGGATTTGGTTGATTTTTATGTGGACGCAATCGCAGCTTTTGGATTTACCCAATCCAAGGATGTTTTTAATGGAAACTTTTTGAGCTGGGGGCGTCAACCTGGAACTCCTATGTTCACAAGTTTGGATGCAAAACCTAACCGTCTTGCACAATTTAACCAAACTGGTTCTGGAATTCCTGTGAACTCCACAACTGTTGCTGTGACCGACTTACTTCGCGAAATCGGGACCGTAATGGATCCTATGAGCTTTTTTTCTCACTGGGTTCCTGATGTTTTGACCGAAGCTGCAACAGTCGTTGTTGAAACGATTAATCCAATTGCCGGAGCACAATTTCCTAGAAAATTAGGACAACCTTTTAACGTTGTTCAAAAACTTGGAAACCAATCCGCCGACTTTACTCCCGGTTATTGGGGAGACAAAATCGATGTTACTGAACAAGACATTTTGTATCTTCGCGAAATCGGAGTGAATAACTTTTCCATCCGTGGAATTGCTCAATATCTTGCTGTCTGGACAGAACAACTTGCAGTTCGTGCCTACACTTTGAAACAATTGCTAATTCAACAAGCAATTTTCCAAGGTCAATATTCTTGGTACGGCCAAACTTTTAGCTTTGGTGTTCCTTCCCAAAATACTCTAGTTCCTGTTTCTGGTCAGCCTTGGGCAACTAACCAAGGGGGTATCTATTTAATGAACCCTGCGGCTCTTCCCTTAACTGACATTAGATACTTTATTTCTAACAATGCCGCTCTTCGTAGATTAAAGCCCTTTATTAAAGGGGTGGCTATGAATAGAAACACGCACAGCTGGTTCTACACGAACCCAGAAGTTCAACAATTGATCCAATACGGTTACATGGCGAATCCTGATGTAATCAAAAAAGAGCCACGCGGCGCAACCATGGAAGGCATGATTGAGTACTTCCTTGGTGGTGATATCAAAATTGGCGTGATTGTGGATGACTCTACATATCTCGCAGATGCCAATGACCCTGTCGGAAATGCCGCAAACACTGTGAACTATTTCATTCCAGACGGTTACGTGCTTTTTGTGTTCGACTTGAATAGCTACGGCGGTCAAACTGTTGACTACGTTTACACGCCTGCAATTCAAAATGGAATGAGTTTCTTAGACGCGCGCCCTGGTCTTTTCATGGTCATGGAAGATTTAACCAAAGCAGGAACTTTTGGTGGATATGAAAATCCTTCCATTAAATTGCTTTGCGGATCGAACTCGATGCCACGCGTTAAACGTCCAAACGATTTATTCGTTCTAAATACTTTAGCTTAATTTTTGAGGTTTAAATGGAGCAAACTATACACGGAATCAAGTATACAAAAGAAAAACCAGGCGCGCAGACAAAAACTGTGCGCGTGAAATTTAATGTTGATGTTGCAAACCCTTTCTACAATTTCACTAAGGCGATTGATAAAGTCGAAGAGAAATCTAGAACGGATGCGTACTTCTATCAACGTCAAATTGATTTCAGCACGCCGTCAGCTTTTTTCAAAGCGGGAACTTGTGAAAATATTTCTGAGGAATTATTCGAGAAGTTGTCACAAAAGACTTTCAAAACTTTTAATCCTGTGTTTGGTGAATTTAAACCAGACGTCAAAAATGGAATTGAAGTTCCGTCCGCAAAGACAAGAATGAGAAAAATTCCGTATGTTTTAAAAGTTAACGAAAAGAATGAAGTTATCGACAGATTTGAAGCGTCGAAATACGATTTATATCCTACAGTCACAGAAGAAGAAGATGAATAAAAATGGGAAGATATATTTCTGACATTGAAGTCAAGACAATGACTGAATCGAAGGTGTCGTATGGCCCTTCCGACAGTCAAATTTCAAATACAGAACTTATCTTCCTCATTCAACAAGGTGAAGCAAAAGTAGAACTCGATTTGTCTAATAAGTACATTGTTCCTTTTCAGGGATATAACAATGTCACTTTTCAACAACTCACGTCAGAAATGACAGTTCAAATCATAAAATCACTTTGTCTTTATCGTTCAATTTATAATGTGTTGAAATTATTCTTTGGAAAAACCGGTGAGAATAAAGGGGATAATTATTTAAAATTTATTGCCGATTTATATCACGATCTTTTAGATCCTTTGCAAAGAAAAAGAGCAACCGGAGTTTTCGATTTACCTCCTTTACCAGGTCTCGCACTAAATGCAAATTCGACTTGGAACTCTCCTTTGCTGCCTGGACCAATTCCAGCTCTCCTAGGAAACAGTGTTAACAGTTTTGAATATGCGAATAAGCACGTAAATAATGTTACCCAATCTTTATTTTGGGGACCATTCAATGGAAGATATTAATACTCTCGTAGAAGTTTTAAAGAAAAATATCATAGAAAAATTTAGAGAAATGAAGACAGACCTTTTTCTTTCTAACGGCACGATATACGGAAGAGATTGGCCCGATTTAACAGATAGATATAAACAAGAAAAATATAGAGCAATCGGAAAAATCTATCCAATGAACATGCTCTACGAAGAACTTTTAAAGTCACTTCTGGACAAAGCATTTGAAATTGAAACCACTTATTTTAATGACGAAATAAAATTAAGTCTTTCTGTGGACACGGATAGAATGGTTATTAATTACGCAAATCGTAGAAATGAAGATAGAAATTATGTCACATTTAGCGATGAAGAAAAAGAACTATTAATCCTCGTTTGCAAGGAAACAGTGCAAAAACACTTTGAAAGTATTTTATGAGAACGGACAGCTTTGGATATTCTTATTATTGCAACAATCTTCCCAGTGCATCTCTATGTAGATCACTGTGTGAGATTTTTCCAATTCAATATCCAAAAGTTTTTGGAATATTTGAAAAGAATATTTATCCCTATAAGCGCGTGGATTTATCTTCTACTGCGCTTCCTTCTCTCGCGATTTATCCTGCTTCCAACAGATTTTTGGGAGAATCTTGGTACGGAAAATCAACCTTGAATTTTGATTTTTCATTTCCTGGCGGAGCAATGATTCGCGAAAGAAGCACAGAAATTGCAAATGTAATGGCCGAATCAATTGTCTATTTGATATTAAAAAATCAGAACTTTTTTGATTATTTAAAATATGGTGTTCCTAATAATCAAGGACAGCCAACATGGGGAGTTTGCCCGGCACTTGTAGAATTTGGAGAACGCATCGAAGTTGATTATTCCGATGTTAATTCCCAGGTGAAACAACACGATAGTGTTAAACTTTCCATGAAAGTAAGCTATACTATCGATACTGTTCAATGGTGGGATTATATACAAACTGTGCTTGGAAATAATGTTTTTGATCCATGTGAATTTTTGTATCCATTAATTGCCGGCTATCAGGTTGAAATGGAACTACAAAGCGTTAATGAAAATATTTCCAGCTAAGGAGAAGAAGAATGAGTTCACCAATTGTTTTACCTTTTTATAAAACTCCACACGTCGCCATTAAAACCGCGATTCAACAAGTGGGTGCATTGCCCAGCATTCAAGCGACAATTGCTTGCGTTGGACATCGCACCGCAATCGGAGGATCTTTAACTCCCCTTGTGCCACAACCTGGATATCCAACACTTCAATATTTTTTCCCTTTTATTTTGCCTACTTTTAGCTCAGGATACGAAGCTCTGAGTTACATGAAAAATCTGGGATTCACCGTGAATTTTGGTTTATCTGGCACCCTAACTTTTCCTGCGCCAACTTTAGTAACTGTAAATGCAAACAGCACAGTAACTCTGAGTTATTCTGCCGTGCCAGCTAATTATAATATTTTGGCTCAAACCGGATTTACTGCCTCAATTGCGCAAACTGGTTCTTCAGCGGCAGGTGTTTTTGCAAGTGCTGCTAATAATTTAGTTTTTAGTTCCACAACTTATCCCGCAAACATTATTGTTAGCGGAGTTTCGGGTACTTTCGTAACAACTTCCGCAGATATAATAACACTTTCATATATAAATAATAATTTAGGTCTTCCAGATCCAAACAGAACAGAAGAAATTTGCATGCAAGTTTTCTATATTTATCAGGTTATGAATGATATTTCTGGAGGAAGCCAATTCAATTTTATCAAGCCTTCTGTTTTTCTTTCTGTATTAACGGACAGAGAAACAAGCGGTTCTTTTGCTCCAAATCCTGCTTCGCTTACTTTAGGAACTCCGACTTCTACAGCCGTCCAAACTGACGGGAGTACTTATATTGGATACGCGTCGGTGCCTGCAAATGGGGTATACGTGCCTTTGCAACAATTAGGCAACACCATTATTAGTCAAACAACTTCTACGGCTAGCGCGACATTATTAGGAGTATTACCCGCTCAAACAATTATCGGATGTAATTTCGTTATTCATGTGGGAACAACCACAACTCCTTTTGATACGACGCATGCTACTGGCATGGTTCTGGATACGACACAAAATGTTTTCGTTTTAATGGATAATTTGAGTTTTACTTGCATTGTGGATCCGTACGATGTCGCACTTAACACAGATATCACCACAGCCCAAGCAACTTTTTTCAATTATATTGCGTCTGTAAATCAGCCGACAGAAGTTGAAAAAGGCCACTACGGTGTGTTCGGAGTTTTCGCAAATACTTCTATCAATGCATTTCAAATTTCCACACTTCCAACCGCTGTGAATTCGGTACTTCCCGCTCAGTGGCATTTTCCTGTTTATTATCCTTATGTGCCGTTGGTTGGGGAATATCCACAGAGTTCCGCTGTAATTGCTGCGGCCATGGCTTCTTTTGCGAGTTGCAACAGTATTCCTTTCAATCCGCAAAGTTTGATGACAATTCCCTCTGTGCTTTCTTCGGCCAACACTCAAAACCGTGTGGTCTATGGAGTTACCGGTGCGACTTGCAGCGAAGTTGCGCTCGATCTTGGATGGTCTCCTTTGTGCGTGAGTGCATCGGGTACAGTATTTCCAGCACGTTTAATCACGGGACAAGTGACAATTCCTAATACGAATGTTGTGGACGAAGAATTTTTCCCAGTTACGACCTGGCAAATTGTCACAGCATTCCAACAAGAAATTTATGTAGGTCTAATTGCTGCCGGCGTAAAACAACTTCGACAAAGTCCTCAAGTTCTGACGAATGTTAAAGGGGTTGTCATCGGAATTATGAAACAATTTGAGAACCAAGGAATGTTTGAAAATGTAAGCCATTGGGCTAAACTTGTAACAGTAACTCAAAGCAATATTCCCGACACGATTTTAATTCAAGTACCTGTTCAGGTCATTCCTGAACTTGCTAGCGCCTTTGTGAATGTAGGACTTATTTCAAGTCTGATTAGCGTTAGTCAATAATAAGGAGGATTTTTCTTATGGCTATAATGTATTCAGACAGAATTTTGTTTTCATTTAACGGTGTTAACATTATTCCTCCTGGTAATATCAGTGCGTTTTCTGATTCTTATAACGGCAACGTTCGTCGTGTTGAAGGCATGAGCACAGACGGAAATGTCCCAGGATTTACAAAAGGAAATAATGACTTTGGATTCAATTTGAGTTCATTTATTCCTAATAACAATGCACTTGCTCCAATTGACTTTAGTCAGTTTGATTATGAAAATACTAATGTCACTGTCACGGTACAGGCATCTTCAAAATCGTTTGGACCGCACACTTATGAAGGCCCGACGAAGGTTTACACAGGAGTTGTTTTAGCGGATGATAGTTCTAACTTCGCTGGCGTGGGTAGCACTGGAACAACTGGCTATACTTTCGTTGCTCAAACTAGGACTATTTATTAATGACTAAAAAAGTGATGAATAAAAAAGAACTCATGGCAAACGTGAATAATTTATCGGCGGATTCAAAATTCGAAAGAATGCGCGTCCAGTATGATAAATTAGAGAGCATGCGTAACGGAGTTCACTCGTCACTTGAAATTGATTTCGATGGTCTCTTATTAAATCTTCGTCTTCTAAGTCAAAAAGAAATCCATAAAATAAATATGGATGTGCGCGACGATATAAACAAAACTCCGACAGAATTGAGATATCCCGGATTTGAGGCCTATCTCTACACACGAAAGATTTTATCCAAAGCAACCACTTCTTGTCCTGAAGATGTCCTACCAAAATTGTCTGAAGACACAATTGATATGATGACTCCAGATCAACAAGAATGTCTTATGCGCGTGTGGGCTGATTTTAATAAGGAATGCTGTCCTGTGGTTGATAATATGTCAGACGACGAGATCACTTCGCTCTATGAAGAGTTAAAAAAAAACCCAATTCAGGCGAACAATTTTACGCCATGGCAATTGCGAAAGGTTCTCTTTCTCTGCTTAACCATCCTCACAGAACTCACGGGCAAGTAGTCTACGAGATTATCGCAGGTAAACTTTTGCGCTATTATCAAATAAAGGCAGACGAAAGCAATTATGGCTAGTGATAGTTTCGACATCAACGTGAAAATGGGAACCGGAGCAGAAAGTGGAATGCTCGGCGCTCTCGACACGACATCTTTTCAAGACAGTCTCAAAAAACTTGCCGACAATTTAAAAACTGCCGCTTCTGCCGCTGAAAGTTACACAAAAAGAATGAGCGAATCTGAAAAAATGATTTCAGATTTAATTAAGCGCGGGTTAATTTCTCCTCAAAAATCTAATCCGGGTTCTCAACAAACTGAGGAAGACAAAAAAAAATCAGCGGAGAAAGTTCAGCTTCAAAAAAATTCAGAAGCTAAATTGTATTCAGGAATCAATAAACTTTCAGACTCTATCGATAAACTAAGTTTAAAAATTTCTTCGTTTAAAACTCCAGTGTCGGAAAAACCAGAACAAAAAGAAAAATCGTCTGGCAATGAACGCATTTTAAAAGACGTGAAAACAATTCTTGCTGCCGTGGGAATTGGCGCGGTAGTAAAGCAAATCACTGATGCAAATATCGTTTCACCTGCGCGCAATACAGGTATGCTTATAGGCTCAAACGTGATTTCGAATCCTACGCAAGTAACTGGTAATTTAGTCCAAAATTATCAACAAAGTGTTGCTGGCACTCAAAACGCGTTGGCGACAGGTGTGGGTGGACTTATAGGTCTTATTGGTGGTCCTGTGGGTGCTGCAATTGGTGCAGGCGTCGGAAACTATGCCTCAAGCACATACAACAATTATAAATTAGCTACTGAAGTTCCAACATTTCAAAGACGAATTAGTCAAGATTTTTATGCTAATCTTGCAGGTCAACAACCGCGTTTCGGAAACTTTGTTAATTCTCAATATGGTGGTGGCCTAGGATCGTCCTCGGCTTTTCTAGATCCCTATTTGGAATCTAAAGTTGCGTTCGGTCGTTCATTTTCGAGATATTCAAATCAAAATTTATCTCCAGGCACTACGGGAAGCATTATCAATTCCATGAGTTCGCAGGGCCTTGGCGGTTATTCCGATCTCTCTTCGCTAGGTTCCGTGCTTGGACAAATCGCAAAGTTTACGGGAAAAACTTCTGAAAGTACCGGTAAAGTTTATGAAAGCTTAAATCGCACAGGTGTTAATCCCATCGAGGGCGCTGAACGAATTTTGAGCATGATTCAAAGCGGCATGAGCGTTTCGCAGGCTCAAAGGACAGTTCAGAATACTGCGAATGCAAATGGAAATTTTATTGCGGGTCAGCAAGGATATTTTGGAGGAAGCCCTTTTCAACAAATTCAATCTCAGCTTCTCGGCCAAGTTGCAGGCGTGGATATTGAGCGTTATTTTGGTGGGGATAAGGGAGAAATTTCAAAAGCAAACGGACTTTTTGGACGTGCTCGCACTGCAATTTCTCACAAGAACTATTCTGATTCTTCCGTTTTCAAATCTCAAATTTTAAGGATGGCAGGCCTTACCGGTGTGACTCAGTCCGCTGGAACTTCTGCAAGTGGATTTACCGGGTTGAGTAATTTACAAAACTCAACAATTAATGCTCAACAAGAAGCACTCAAGAAAGGTTTGGGAGGCCGAAGTCCTGAGAGTATCGATGCCGATTTGATTAATCAAATCAAAAATTCTACCAGTGCTTTTTCTGCGCTTGGAGATGCAATGCGGCCTGTGGTGGATCTTTTTAAAGAAATGCAAGCTGGTCAAGGATCTTTGGGCCAATCTCTTTTCAATGCAGCCAAAACGGATATCGATTTAATCAAAAAATCTTATCACGGAGTACCGAGATAATATGGCTAATCCACTTGCAGATCCCAGCTTAGCTAAAAATGTCGGTTATGCTTCAACCGTGGCAAATATCCTTGGCCTAAATAATTGGCAATTGGAACCAGGAAGCTATAATGGCGTTAAATTTCATCTCGTTGTTTCAGGAATATTAGGAAATTTAAATCGATTTAATCCGGCCGCTGGAGCTATTTCTCAAGTCTCAGGTCTCCTTTCAAAAGCAGGGTTAATTGGTAATTTACTTCCTCCGACAAATGATAATTTACCTTATGGCACTTCAACAATTTCGAAAAATATTACAGACTCAGGCTCTCGAAAATTTGCTAGGCATCGTCTTCCGAATTCTAATCAAAATGTTTTGGAAGACCTGGGATGGGATGGTGAACAAATTCGCGTGATTGGAATTATGTTCGGTTCATCTTCCTTGGAAGCGAATAACAATCTTTTCAATGTGATGATAAATCCCTCGATAGTTTCGATTCAAAACCGAAATGTTTTAGTTCATCCAGTTTTGGGGACTATCCGAAACGTACTTTTGACAAGTTACAAAAGAATCCATTCGAGTGAATATTATAAAGCAATTTCTTATGAATTTGTCTTTGAAACTTCCGCGCCTGTTCTATCGGTTTCAACACCTAATCTATCAACTTTGGCGACTGTTTTTAATACAGCCGTTTCGGTTTATAACGCCATTAATTCTTCTGTGGCCCTTGCAAGCAGTCTTTTTACGGCTGGTAAAAATATTATCACGTCTCAATTTCAACAGAATTATAGCAATTCAAAGATAAACGCTGCGACTTTAATTGGCGCGTCTAAATTGATGTATAATAACTTAAAGCCAGTTTCATTCGTGAACCCATCTCTTGAAGGGATTAATATTTCCACAGTGAATTTGACGGTGGGTAGCACAGCAACGCCGCTTTATCCGTCGTCAGTTTCGAGCAGTCAACAAAGTCAACTTCCCTTAACTGGATTTGTCAATGTGGATTTATCTTCTTATAATACAGTTTTCAACACAGGACTTATAAATGGGGTTACGCAGGTAATTTCTCTATATGCGACAAGCGTACAAAATACAATTAATACCATTCAAAATTCAGGACAACAAAGCAGTTTTCAAGCCGTCATTTCAAATTTGGAAGCCGGCGTGGTTGCCTTGAATAATGTTGGCCAATCTCTTTTACAAAATTTCTTGAATAGTACGACGACAGTTGTTACAACAGAAACAATAAGTCTTGAAGAAATATTTTTCAAATACAACATTGATTTCAATAATGCTTCTAACATACAAACTGTTATTTCATTAAATCCCGGAACTTTTACGAGCTTAAACGTGATTCCCCCTGGAGTCCAGGTGATTTTACCAAATGACATATCAAGTTAGTAATAAGCCAATTGAATACAATTTTACAATATATCCTTTTGCGGACAGCAATCGTAAATTTCCTGTCATCATATCCAACAATTCAAACTTAATTTCTGGAGGACAATTTTCCCCAGTTTATAGGTTGGAGTCATTTAGTTTTAGCAATGACATATTTGAACCTATTCAAAAAGGTTCTGCTAGAATAATTTTAATGCAATACAAAACGATAGATTTTTTTAAATACGTAAAAGAAGCAGACTTATTATTTATAACTGAGAACAATAAGAATATTTTTTCGGGATACATCGAATCAATGGATATCGATTTAGGTGCAAATGGGACAACAATAGTTGTCAATTTTGTAAACTTAATTCAACAAATATCAGTCTCAAAAATATTTGGTAATATCATTAACACACTGCAAATTGCGCAGAGTTTCAAATTTTCTCAGTTTCTCTCAGAAGTCATTAAGAATACACTTATCAGTGCTTCCACTTCAATTTCCGGAAATGTTCCTTTCAAATTTTTATCAGGACAAGGGGAAAATTCCTCCACTATTTTAAATGCCAGTAATACTGTTTTTGTTACAATTACGGCATACATGAGCATTTTACAGTCAATCAATAAAATCATTTTTCCTTATCAAAGGTTCATTTATCAAGATAGTACAGGCAGCATTGTGATTGCTCCGTTGTCATTATATAACGATTTTATATGGCAATTTGACCAAGTAAATGACGATAATAATGAAACAAGTGATTTGTTTCCATACCTAAATATTTCCGTAAAAAAGAATGCGGGTGGAAGCTATAATCAAGGATATGGAACTCTATTTAATATTCCAATTGCCCTGAGTCCTGCTAGCATTCAGCAATTTAATCTTCAAGGATTTGCGTGCGCATTTTCTCCAAGTTCTACTTATTTCCAAAGATTAACTCAGTTGTACAATTCTGGTAACTTCACTATGACCGATATCACAATTGAAGATGTGATTTCCGATCCAAATAAATTAGACCAAACCCTTGTAAACATTTCAGAATTGATTCAAGGATTGAAAGTATCATCTAGTATCGCGACAACTATATCAGTTTTGAATCAGACTCCCTCTTTTTTTCCTCAACAGATTCCTCTTACAAATTCTAGCGGAGGGCAGGATGTTTCAGCTATTTTATACAATTATGTTTCTCGTATATTGGCAGAAGCTCTTTTGGAAGAAACAAAAGTCGCCATCACAACCCCTCGAGTGTCACAAGTTGATGTCAGTGGAAATTTACTTCCACTGCCTATTAATCAAATTGTTAATGTCTACTTGGATGATGGTATTCTAGAAAAATCGAATTTGTTTTGCAGAGGGTACAATCTGAGTTATTCTACAAACGGCACAATCGTCACTTTAAATTTATGCAAACCTTTGACAGGCGGGAGTTACTGGGTAAATGGACCCTTGGTCAGCGTATAGCAGTTCACTTTATAGCGTTTCACTCAAAAGCTCGATCGCGGGCGCAAACACTGTTTTTTCTATTGGAAACAGTTGCAATCTTTTGACAAATATCCAGGGATACACAGGAACAACGGATATAGTGACAAGCTGTCCAATTGTATCTCCTTTTGGTTTCATAGGAATTCCTGATTCAAATTATATTGCTGCCGTTGGCAATATGGGAATACGAAGCCAGCAACCAATTGTCCTAGGATATTCCAATACAATTCGCGCCGATTCTGCTCTTGATCTTCAGCCTGGTGAGAGTGGAATTTTTAGCGTTGGCACATCTCCCAATCCAGGGTTGGCTTTGGAAATGAAATTGACCGAAATGAGAGCAAAATTTCATTCGATTTCTTGCAAAATAATGAATGGAGATTCGACCAATAAAATTTTATTGGATCTCCTTGGAGAATTGATTGACTATTTCAGTTATTTTAATACAAATATAGTAGCAATTTATAATCTTCATACGCATACGAGTGCAACTCCTGGTAGTCCAACTGGAACTCCGAATCCACCAAATGTTTTTACCCCTTATACAGAATCTTTTCCTCTTGCGACTGATCAGACTTATTTAACTGGAAATCATGGTTTTATTGATAATAATGGGACAACTTTATGAGCTTAGGAATTGCTTTCGATCAAAATACTCAGGACTTGATGACAGATTCAAGCGGACAACTTGTCAATCAAAATTCGAGGATTGGCGAATCATATTGCAGATTATCAACTCCCATCGGCACATGTCGATATGATACAAATATTGGAAGCATTTTCCCAGGACTTGTTCAGAATAGACAAATCATAACAGTCAATTTGATAAAGAATGGAGTGATTCAATCACTTCAGCCCATGGTTAATTCTTCAAGAATAATTAATATTGATTTCAATTTATTAAGAACAGGAATTAGCGGATTTTCTATTGAATTAAATGCAACGGATTCCCAAGCTAACACGTTTACTTTTGCGTACACCGTGCAAGGATAAAGCCCTATGTCATCACCAATTGTGCCTTTCAGAACTCAACAGCAAGTAGCCACCATTTACACAGATGCAGCTCTTGCCATAAATAATGCTCTTGATTTGCGCAATCCGGGCGATTGGTTTTTCAAAGCGAACGCAATTGGGTCCGTGGGTGCAGGTTTATCCCAAGACATGTACATCCTTCAAAAACAAATATTTGCTCAAACAGCGAGCGGAAGTAACCTCGATTCTCAACTTGCAGCTTTAAACTTAACTCCGCGCCAAGCAAATTTGCCCGCAACTGGTTTAATCGTATTTGCCAGCGCACCCGGGAGCACTGTCACCGTCGCACAAGGACAAATTTTTACTTATTCAACGACCAACGTCACATATCAATGCACGCAAACGACAGTAGTGACAACAGCAGACTATGCCACGACTCCGATTCCAATCGCGTGCACTCAATTAGGAACTGGTTTTGCCGTGCCAGCCGCTGCAATATTGACTGTATCTGCCCCCATTGGAACAGTTTCTAATTTTACTGTGCAAAGCATGTCGGATGGGGTTAATTCTGAATCAGATTCCGAAGTGGCTGCAAGAATTATTTTCGGTTTTCAGAATCCTGCCGGCGGAGGAAGCGCGCAAGATTTCATCGGTTGGGCGATGCAAACGTCTGGCGTGACACTCGCTCAAACTTACATCACAATTGTCGCGGGAATAAATCAAATCAACGTGGTTATTTTTGGCGGCTCTGGAGATCCGACAACAATTATCAATACGGAAGCTCCAGGCTCCTACACGCGTGCAGCCGCTGCCCTAATTCCTTCTGTGACAAATTACATTCAAAGTGTTCGGCCAATCAACAACACTGTCGTCGTGACCACAACGGAAACTTATTTAATTCCAAATACTATCACGGTTTTTGTGACATTAATTCCTGGTTATACTCTGAGCACAAATGTGCCAACAGTAGGGCTTACAGTTCAACAATTGATTCAAAGGGAAGTGCGTCGTGCCATTCTTTCAGTTCCACCCGGTGGAATTACCGTGGATAATGCACAAGTAATTCCTATGAGTTTAATTTCTCAGACATTGGATGCAGGTCTTTCCGCAAGTGCAGTTCAAACGGGAATTTATGCGGGAATATTAATCGATAGAGATGTAATTTATAACGGAAATTTTCAACCAATTCCTTTGCCAAGTATTGCAACAAATGACCTTTTTGATTCAGGAAATGGATACGCCAAAGTTATTTATGATGTGCAGTCATCTTATTCTAATGTGAATGTGGTGCTTTCATGAGCATGCTGACAACGCAAAATTATATTCAAAGTTTTCTTAATACTGGGCACGGATCGGAACCAGGAAGAAATTTTGCGATCTTTGTTCCTGCTTCGATTTCGATTATTACGGGGTATTTTAATCAAGCCTTAGCACCTACTGTCAGTCTAACAGATGTTTCCTCATCCGCAACCATTACAGTCGAACAATCTCCTCAATCTAATTCATATGTCATTGATCCCAATAACGCGAATTATTTTTATATTCTTCAGAATGGAAATTATACTTTTTTAATTTCTTATACAGATACGGGAGTTTCGCCGAATATAACGTATACAAATTATCTTAGTTTTGAAGCAATTTTACCTTTATTATTACCACAAACGACGGATATTTATAATTTAATTAAGAGAAACGAACCCCAAGGTGTATACACTCAACTTCAATCTTATGTGGATAAATTTGGCAATACTAAATACACCAATGAATACGTCGATGTGGAATCAACCGCCGAAGTTTTCGAAACATTGTATGGCGATTTGAATACAATTTATCAAAACATTCTTCCCACGGGTGGGTCATCAAATTGGGAATTCACGTTGAATAATAGCGTGGGTCTTCTTTCAAACGTACCCTCTTCGCCCACTTCCCAAAACCCATACTACGCTTTGATTTTAGACATGCTTTATTCTTTATTGGTTAATAGGACTGGAAATAAATTCGATGTATGTTTTTTTGTAAGCAAATATCTTTGGTACCGAAGCAATAAAACAATTTCTTCCTATGTTTATATCAATGAAGTGGTGAACGCTCTTCCTCCAATTTGGATTTTAGGAACATCAGCTCTAGGGGCAACCACTGTTCTTACCGGTGGAATTACTCCTGTAATTTATCAAGTGAACATCTACGTTATTCCTCAGAGCGGAACAATTACTTTAGACTTGCAGCAAGAACTTACCAACTTAATTCCTGCTAAACTTTTACCCGAAGGATATGGATACAGCGTTATTTTCAATAAAAGTTTGTCTGATTTGGGACTGAGTGTGAGCCTTGGTCAAACTTGGAAATATGATCCACGATTAAAAGATTTTGCAATTGAATTTGTTTCGACAAATGTGGCTCAAGCAAATGGTTACGTAAATCCAATAGGAAATCCGGCGCTCGTTAGCGTTGCCATGAGTCCTGCAACAGGAACATCTTTTAGTCCTGGGACTTCATCATATACGATTACGGGTACCTATTACACAGGAGCTACCAGAGATTTGACTCTATTTTCAACAATTTCTTCGTCAAATGACACTGTTATGACAATTCCGTCTTTAGGAACATTGTCCGCAAATTCAGCGGGAAGTGTAACAATTAATTTCAACTATGGAATATTCAAAGGGTCAAATAATTACACGGTAACTTGATTTTTCTTTTTGTTTCTTGAATCATCATGTACAATTAAACCAGTCAATCCAAGGAGAATAATATGACAATCAATTCCAATGTCCAAGTCGCGTCGACCTTTATCACATCGTCCGGGGCTGCTAGCACAACAATGACCCAAAACTTATCTTGCCAACCCCTAGATCTCAGCAGAGTAACCAGTGGTCTCATTGAAATTCGCTGGACTGGAACACCTGTGGGAAATTTCCAAATATTGGGTAGTACTGACGGTGTCAATTATAATGCAACTTTGTTAGCCACTTCCAATCCTTTAGCCGCCGCTGGTGGTGCAGCCGGAAGCCTCGTTTTTACTGTTCCCGCTGGAGATTTCTTGAGTGTGCAAGTGAATTATGTTTTTGGTTCTAGCACCGGTGTTTGGACATATGCCGCTATTACCACTAAACAAAGCGTGTAAGGAAAAAAAACATGACTAATAACTATATTCCTGGCAATGTGCAAGTCCCTTTTTTGCAACTGCAAGGTCAATTCTTTAGAAAAAGTGACTATTTCACGCCTGTGACAACCAACTCAATCACACTTGTGAACAGCATTTCTTTTATCAATCCAGCGGGAACAATTGCGGCTTTGACAATTGTTTTGCCAACGAATCCTCAAGCTGACCAAGTTTGCAGTTTTGTTTCTTCCCAAATTGTCACTACTTTGACACTCACGGGCACAGTCGTGGGAACTGGACCAACTTCTTTAGCAGTTGGAACTAATTATAAATATCAGTATAATGCAACGACATCTTCTTGGTGGCCAGCTTAAAGAGGTTATTTAAATGGCACGCGTAATTCAAGGATGGCAAACTGGCCAGCTCGTTGCACAAGTTGATATGGCAGATTTCACGGCAATAACTCAGACAAATTCTTGGAGCTCACCCGCTGATTATTTGCCTTGCATTTATAATGGATTAACATTCAACAGTTTCAACTCTGGAACAAATATTCTTACTTTGAATCCTGGGGTAGCTCGCTGCCAAGATTTATTGACTTCAACCTATACTTATTTGCCGACAAATACTTATGAAGCTCAATATCCTTGTTATATCGATATAAACAGTAACATTGACAATAATAATACTGTTTTACTTTCAACAGGAATTGCCAGCGGATACGTGGTAGCAACTTTTGGTATTTCTCCCACCGCACCGAATGCATATCAATACACAATTACTGGTTTACTTTCGCACATTGCAACTGGTTCTTATAATCCTGCTATCCATGTTAAAATTTGTTTAATTACTTATTCTGGTAGTTTTTCTTTTGATTTTACGCCATTTACTAATCGAGATTATGATTTAAATATTTATCAAGGACTTCAACCCGTATTTTCAAATAGTGGATCAACTTTAAATCAAATAAATTCAAATGTATCCTTTAATGCCAATGGAAAATTGGTAGGATATAAATCTCTTTCATCAGATATTGGCTCAGGGTTTATAGGAGAACTTAAACAGATTTTTACAGGAGGACCCACTGTAATTTCGGCGAATGTATCTTATCAAGTAATTCTTACGTTAACTGCATTACCACCAGGATATTGGATATTAACTGGTATGTTCACTGGAAGCGCTACTTCTATTGGAGTGGGAACGCAAGCTGAATGTACATTATTTATTAGTGAAAATTCAGGTTCTTCTACGGCTGACTTAGCTCTCTCATTAAATGCTCTTAGTTTTTTAGTGGATACAACTATACAAACATCTGTTACTATTGCAGGATTATATTATAATGTAAGTTCTGCTTTTTCATCAGGTATTCCAGTTTATTTGAAAATGAATACAGGAATAGCTAATTTATCTGGTCATTTCTCCCTTCAAGCTCTAAGAATAGCCTAAATCTCGTGAGGTATTAAAATACTTCTGTCATTTGGTCGGTCAGGCGGATACAAAAATCTCCTTATTTTCCCATCCCAAACATATTCAAAATTCTCATCCATTTTTCTTATTTGCTTTAGAGAATTAAAATACCTCGAATCAAGGCAAGTACGATCGTCATCAATCATATACGAGGTCTTGTATTTGTATCCCATTTCCTTAAAAATTTCCCACCTTTTTTGATTAACAGAGCGGAAAGTCTCCGTGGAAAAAATAAGTTCTGACCGATTTTGATACTTTGAAAAAATGTTTTCTAACTTCTTTTCATTTACAATTATTTCCTTGGTCAGATCCTTGATGATTCCTTCATCATTTGAAATAGAAACTAATTTTTCCATTTCTGTTTTATCATTCAAAAGAGAATTGTATTCTTCTTTAAAGGAATTCATCATCTTTTGAACCAAGATAAAAATCACAAGATTTTCTCGTATGGAAGCATCATTTGAAAATTCTTCATAAAGTTCGTTTTGAAGATGCGTAAAAATGGGGTCTCTGAAAATAGATGGCGAGTCTTCCAATAGTTTTATTTTCTTCTCAAATTCTTTGAATTTAGCTTCAATTTCTGAATTTTTTTCTTCTTCTAATTTCAAAAGCCAAAAATAAATAGCCAAAGCTTCTTTTTTCCAGTTTACATTTTCTTTATCGTTTGCCTCAATCATTACACTTTTCATTGTTATGACCTCAAAAATTATTGATAAAATATAGTCATAGTATATCATAAAGTGAGAAAAATAAATTTTAAGAGAGGCATAAAAAAACATGATTAATTATGTGTTAAATAATTTCTTGGGACTGCCTTATTTTGGCGGCGTGAATGCCGTGGCAATCCAGGAAATAGCCGTGGGAAGCAGTGGCGTCACGCCAACTTTCTATTGTGCTCTTGCTACGAATAAAGGAATGGTTTTTGCAACCGACCTTGCGAATTCTCAAACGACAAACTTTTCTTTTGTAAGTGTTCCTTTGACGGTCGCTCCTACAAAAGTACTCAAGTACAGCGCTTCGTCTGTTTATTATTTTTACTACGCAACAGGAAATACCATTGGATTATACTCCACAGGAAGTTCCACAGTAACCAATACATATGCTCTTGATTCCAATATTGTTGCAATGGATCTCACTGGTACCACGCTCTATGTTGCTACCCTTGGAATGGTCTATAAATTTTCTATTGGTGCTTCCGCTGTTCTTACTCAAAGCGGAATTTTTCAAAATAATAACGTCTTAAGTCTTGCAGCCATTGACGCGACAAGAGTTTTTTTAGGATTTAAAACAAATGGATACGGAATTTATAATTTCACAGGTCCAGTTTTCACAATTGCTAGTAACGCGATTGCAGCCGCATTTCTCTTTAGAGAAGTTGTTGTAAATAATGGTTATATAGTCGGATCTGAACATAAAAATATTTACACAGAACTAATTAGCACGATTAACACGGGCGTACAAACTGTCACTTCACTTCAAAACTTGAATGTTTCAGGTGCAAATACGATTTCAAATCTTACGAATTCTCAATCAAGTGTTGTGGCACTTTCCTTAGGAAATGGAGTGGGTAATTTCAGCGCAAGCTCAAATACCATGACTTCTTTTTCCCGCGCAAGTGCTTTAGGGAATCAAAGTTTTTCCGGCCTTTCTTGCTTTGATGTGACAAGCGATGGCGTGAGTTTCATTGTGGGAGCAGGCCTTTCCGCAACAATCGTTAAACAATATGAAAAAGTTTACACATGGGGAACAGGCACACAAACTTCTCAAAATATTTACAGATTTTACCAAGGACGATTGAAAATTCTTGCAATGTTTCCTTCTGCTTCAACAGCCGGCGCAACAGTAAATCTGCTTGATGAGAATGGAATTCCTCTTGATACCTGGACTATTGTTTCTGGAAAAGTAACCAACACGGGAGTTTTTGGGAATAATACAAATTACTGCTATTTCGATGCGCCGCTTGGACTTACAAATCAAAGTTTTCAAATTCAAATCGTTAGTTCTACCTCGACAGAAATCGTTAAAATCTTTTTAGAAGAGGTATCAAACACATGACTATTGGAGTTTATAGTGGGGTTTATCCTCCATTTTCGGGAGGGTCCGGCGGTAGCTTAACGGCAAGTTTACCCTTGGCGATAACTGCAAATAATATTGCAATGACACAAGCAAGCGGAACTACAAGTGGTTGGCTTTCATCAGCAGATTGGAATACATTCAGCTCAGCGGCTGGAGGCGGGATCTCTTCACTATCTGGAGACGTTACAACAGCGGCAGCGGTCGGAGGAGTTGCAGCCGCGACGGTTGTTAGAATTAACGGAATTTCTCTGGCGGCTCTAGGGACGGGGATTTTAAAAAATACCACTGGCACAGGTGCGCCCAGCATCGCAATTGCGGCAGATTTTCCGACTTTAAATCAAAATACCACTGGAACCTCTTCGGGTTTTACCGGCAACTTGGCAGGCGATGTCACAGGACCACAAGGGACAACTGCAATTGCCGCACATGCGGTTACCTATGCCAAGTTTCAACAAGTTGTTGCATCATCACTTTTAGGAAATCCAACAGGTTCACTTGCAAATGCTCAGGGAATTACCCTCGGCGCAAGTTTAGTTTTTTCAGGCAGTTCAATTGATACAGTTCAAGAGATTACTACTGGGTCGAATGTTGTTTTCTTAGGAATAAAAGCAACGAGCACATTTCAATTTGCCACAGGCGCGACGACTGGCTATGTGATGACTTCGGCAGATAATTTTGGGAATGCTCAATGGTCTGCTCTTTCTAGTTTTGGGGTGGTTTCTGCTCAAGGTACCGCGAATGAAGTTTTAATAAATGGTACGTCCGGGACACCACAAAACGGGGTTTTGGTATTCACAACACCACAGCCTATTGGCACAGGATCATCTCCAACTTTCACAGGATTATTAATCGCGGGTAGCTCTTCTGGAGCCGTTTCTATTCTTGGTCAAGCAGCGGCGGGAACTTATAATTTTAACTTGCCAATCACAGCGGGTACAGTGGGATATTTGTTAACTTCCCAAGGCGGTTCAACGAATGCGATGACTTGGACAATTCCAAGTTTCACTATCACAGCGGGCACAGGATTAAGCGGAGGAGGAACTGTTAGCCTAGGAGGTTCAACAACTCTTTCAATAGCGGCTTCCGTTCCAACAAGTTTCACGACAAACTCGGGAAATGCCATACCCGCCACAAATGTATTGAGTATCACGGGAGGATCGACAGGATTAACAACAGCCGGATCCGGAAGTGTGGTCTCTTTAACTGGAACACTGGTAGCAGGGAGCGGTGGAACTGGATTGGCTACTTTTACCACCTATGCTCCAATTTGCGCAGGAACTACGAGCACCGGAAATTTTCAACAAGCTACGACTGGAATGTCAAATGCCGGATGGGTATTAACCAGTAACGGCGCATCCGCGCTTCCAACTTGGCAAGCAAGCGGTATTGCCGGAACAGTAACCTCGATAATTCAAACAGCTAACCAAATATCTGCCAGCTCAACAACTGGTAATGTAACTTTAACATTACCAAATGGTATAAGTATAGGGTCTTACCAAAGCACGACACCCCCTAACGGTGGATTGATCATGCCTGGAAAATTAGGGGTGGGTTTAGCTTCTCCTGACACAGGATCAATTTCAGATTTTGCCGGTAATATAAATTGCACTGGCTGGAGTGTTGGTGGAAGTGGTTCCAATGCCTATTTAATAGCTCAAGTTTTTACCCGTGACAATATAGAAATGTTTTGGGATTGCTACTACAACGGTACAAGTATTATCAGCAACTCTTCTAATGGTAACTTTAGGTTTGCAAAAACATCTAATCTTTTTGAGATAGACTATGCTTCTGTGACTTCAGGAAGTGCAATATCATTTGGTACTGGTATCACCCTGACTTCAGCGGGTAATGTAGGAATTGGTGATGCCGCTCCAGGTTCTAAGCTGTCTGTCCTAGGGGGATTAAATGTCGGTTTTGCATCTGGAACAGTAGCACCAACCAATGGGGCAGCTATTAGTGGAGTTCTTCTTGTAAATGAAACTTCACGGGTTGGAGTAAATAGTCAATTCCAAGTTAATGGGACTGCCTGGAATTCCTCCTTTACAGACGGAACTAACAC